GGTGCAAAATTAGCAAAAACATCTTTTTTATGAAAAAAGTTGCGATAAAATTTGCAGATATAAATATAATTCCATACATTTGCACTCGCTTTAAGACACTAAGCAAGTTCTTCAAGTAAGGAGAGATGGCAGAGTGGTCGAATGCACCGGTCTTGAAAACCGGCGTACTGAGAGGTACCGGGGGTTCGAATCCCTCTCTCTCCGCTTTCAACCTTGATTATCAAGGTGTTGCGAAACAAGTACCCGAAAAAGTACCCAAAAAGTACTTTTTCGGGTTTCTTTTTACCCTTTTCTTGACTTCCACCACCACACTACAACGGCAAAAGCAATAAGAAGGACGAAAACGGCGCGTATAGGCGCAAAATATCCGAATTTCGGGCTTTGTTGCTCCTTCTTTTGGTCGTTTTCGGTCGTTTCTGCGCTCTTTTGGCTGTCCTCGCGGCTCTTTTCGGTCGTTTTAGCCTGCGTTTCCTGCTTCTCGCTGCTGTTTCCGTTGATGGTAATACGCCCGGAAGTAATGGACTTTATGTCGCTTTTCTTGTCGGGCGGTTTGCGCTGGCTGCTACCCTTGGGATTTTCGGGTACTTTTTCGGGTATCTGGTATTCTGTCAGCAGGTCGCTGCTCCCGTCGTTGTACTCCACTTTGGTAAAGTCTACCACTACGTTAGTATTGGTGTTTACTTCAGTGTTGGTCGTGGAAGCTGCCGTTTTGTCGCTCTCGCTGTTGGTCTTTTCCGTCTGCGATGCTGTCACGCTCGTTTCCTCCTTAATTGTTTTTCGGGTACTGCTGCACCCGAAAAGGCAAAGAAGAAGGATTAAGGCAAGAATGAAGCTTAATAACTTTTTCATACGTCCGTAAATTGAAATGTAGTTAGCGTTTTGCCGTTTGTGGTATATTTCAAGCTGCCGTACTGAATACAGGCGAGGCGGTTAAGCCAGCCGTTTCTGAACTTCTTTTGCTTCGGGTTGGCTCGGATGAAGCCCTCAATGAAGGAAACACGGGCTTTCTTTATCGCCGCGAACAGCTGGCGCGGCTCTTTGGCGTTAAGTGCGGCTATCGTCTTGTCGCCTACTATTCCGTCCACCTTCACGCCCAGCAAACGCTGTACGTTGGTTATTCCGTGCTTGCCGGAAGCCCATACCCAATCTACGAGAATGTTGGCTACCGACTGACTTGTAATTTTATCGGCTTTCCACCTGTCCCAAAAGTGGGGTTTCATAACCACGTTTACCGCATCGTCTGTGGTAATCTTTTTAAGGTCGTCTACGTCTATATCGCCGTCGCCGTCCTTGTCGTAGCCTACTTGTTTCCACGTTGCAAGCGTTACGCCCTTGTTGGTCGCTCCTCCCCGGTCTACTGGGTCGTTAGCAAAACCGCCCTCCCATGCAAGTATGAAGGGGGCTAAAATCTTGATGTTTGCCATAATCTGCTAATCTACAAATTCGGGTAATATGTACTGAATGTTCATTGCGGCTTCGTGCAGGATAGTGTGCGCTTCCTGCTCGTTAATCTCCGCGTCGTGGGTAAACTCGCAAAAAATTGAGCCTACCCAATCGTGGCTATTATCGCTAAGTCGCTTTATTATCACTTGCGAAGTACCGCAGGACGAAAGCAAAGATTTTGCGCATCTGTCCTTAACTTGCCCGTCTATGTCGGTAATGAACATAAACAAGTTCTTTGTTAGGTCGCTGCAAAACTTGGCTACGTCGCCCATCTTCAAGTTCTGAATACGCGGCTTCATGCTCTCCACGCCCTTACGCTTGCTTTCAAAGTATATGCTTATCATACTTTCGTTGCCCAACGGGTGCGGCTGCACAATATAAACTCGGTCGGCTTTAAGGTCGTGCAGGATTTCCCACAACTCACCGTAAACTACCGCCGAATTGTCCGCGCGTCGCTTCCTCCGCATCTCGTTCTCTGTCCGCATCTGCTCTACCTTTAAGTCCGTTATTTTGTTCTTGGTGTATTGGTTGTATGCGAACCATGCCGCGATGATCGTGCCAATCGCGCTAATTATTGCTGGTAAATACTCCATGCCTTACTCTGTTTGGTTATACCCTGCGGTCTGCAAGTCCGCGCGTACCATCGTCTTAATGGCAATCACGCGGCTAAGATGGTCTTTGTACTCCGTTACTGCCTTCGCCTTGCGTGCGCTGTCGGTTTCCAGCCCCAACTGCGCGGCGTAGTAGTCGTTGATGAGTGAGAACTCCTCGTTTTCGTCCACCTCGTTACGGATGACTGCTCGCGTAAGGTTTTCGTAGGTCGGCTTCTCCCACACTTGCACCGTATCGAAGTTGTAAACGGTCTTTTCGCCTACCTCCTCGTCTGCTACCTTCTCTTCCACGATATTATAGTTATAGTGGAATGACCCGTTACCCAAATCTTGGATAATGTCGGGTCTAACGTTTGAACTTGATTTCATACGGTTTAATCTTTGAATTTAACTTGTTAATAAAATACTCGCTATCGCTGTGTTTTGCCCATCCCCACCATGACGCGATGCGCTGTTTGAACTCCTCGTTAGTTAGCGGCTTCTTCCTTTTCCTCAACTTGGCTACCTTCCGGCAAAGGTTTTGCTTAATACGCTTTCTTAGCCGTGTTTCGTTGTGGTAGAACACAAAGCCTAAGAAGTCTATACCGCGCCCGTGCCTGTCCTTGTGGTCTTTCGCTACCTGGAAAATCTGCTTATTGTCCTTTACATGCAGCTTTAAGCCCGTAAGGTAGGTTTCAAACTCGGCAAGCAATTCGCGTAAATACTTCTTGCTGCTGTGCAATACTACAATATCGTCGGCGTATCGGAAGTAATACTTAACCCGTCTAACCTCCTTTACCCAATGGTCGAAGTAAGTTAATACGAGGTTTGCTAAGTATTGGCTTAGGTAGTTGCCAATCGGCAAGCCCTCCGCGCTGTCTATTATCTCGTCCAAAAGTTTAAGCAGCTGTGTGTCCTTAATCTTCCGTCGAACAATAGCCTTTAATACATCGTGGTCTATTGAATGGTAAAACTTGCGTATGTCTATCTTCAGACAATACGCGCAGCCGGGCTTGTCCCGGTCTATCGCCTTCCGTACCTTATCCGCTGCCGCCTGTATTCCTCGCCCTTTTATGCAGCTATAAGTGTCTGCCGTGAATACTGACACCCATACAGGCTCCAAAATGTTCATTATCGCGTGGTGTACGATGCGGTCGGGGAAGTATGGAAGGCGGTAAATAATACGTTCCTTTGGTTCGTATATCGTGAAAATACTATATGCCGAAGTCTTGTAAGTTCCGGCTTTCAATGCTTCGTGCAAAGCCAAAAGGTCGGCTTCGGCGTGTTTGTCGTGTACCCTCACGCCGTAAGAATGGTTTTTGCCCTTACGGGCGCGTTCGTCCGCAAGTCGCAAATTATCCATGCTTATTATTTTGTCGTATAGGTTGCCTAACCTTTTCATAGTTGTTGCTTTGCTGATTAAGTGGGGTTCTTCGGTTGCCCTACCAAATCCCGTTAATGTTTACTGTTTTTCGCCTTTTTTTGTCGGCGTGGTCTTTGTCCTTGTATTGTTTTGCTAAATGTTATCAGTATAGCTGAGAGCCGATGTTCGCATTCGTATTCGTAGCCGTGTTATTCGTATTCGCGTACGAAAGCCCGGCATTCGCGCTGTTATTCGCGTTACCACCGAACAGGACACCCAAAGGACAAACAACCTTTATATTTTATTCAAAGTAGTAGCGCGTGCCGCTTGCCCTCATGGTTACTCTGCGCGGAAATGCGTTGCGCTTCTTAATCTCTTTAAGAACGTACTTTATTTCCGTTGAATTTGTAAAGAACTTTTCGGCATCCGCGTCCTTGTCGTCGCGGTTGCGCTTAATCTTTACTAAAAAGCGTTCCGCGCCGAACTTGGTTTTTACTCCTTCGATATAGTCGCAAACCCAAAACGTAAGGTTTATTAGTTTCTGCTGCGTTGTTTCCCGGCAGTTGAAGTGCTTGTTTCCTTCGTCCTGCGGTATAGCCAAAAAGGAGAGGCTTCCGTCGTCCTCCTGCTGGTTTGGTCTGTTATTGTTGTTCTCGTTCATAGCTGAATGTATTTTTATTGAACCCAACCGCCGAATATGGAGCGCGGCGGTTGGGTCGTGTTTAACGTTATCGTTGCGTGTTAGGCTTCGGGAATAAAGCAAAGCCGAGAGCCGAGGTACGCATGCGTATACGCAGCCGCGTAAGACGCATACGCGAACGAAAGCCCGGCATCCGCGCCGCTAACCGCGCCACCACCGAACCGGACACCGCGCATAGCTGTCCCGGACGCTGGTATATTGGTATAGTAATAGTCGCAGTAGTAGGTTGCGGAATTGCCGCCTACCTCTGTCGGCATGTTCTCGCCGTACTCTCCTATCATCATGCGCTTAACGTAACCTTCCTTACGCGGTAACAGTCCGCGCTGCTGGTAGTCGTTATAGTTGGTATCTTGGAACTTTGCCGGGTCGTCGCAAACGTAGAACTTTGCCAGCCCTCCGTCCGTTTCGCTCTGTATCTCACACTTGCAGCCGTCCGTCCATGACCAAATATGCCCGAATGGGTTTTCTATTCCTCGGTATGAAGGTACGTTAAACTTCTTGCTTATAGCGTCGCCGTTGCTTACCGTGTGTTCTACTACTCCCGTGCGGTTGCCCAACGAATTAGTTACGCCGCATGGAATAATTGGGTAATAGCTGTTATAGGTATTCCAATCGCCGTTCCATGTAGTAACACCGTCGCCGAGTCCTCCCTGCTTGTACCCTTCGCTTGTAGGCTCTGCGTTAAACGCCTTTTGGCTGTTAAGGTTGGCGTACTCAATGACGTAAAGCCAATATGTTGCAAGCTGCGCGGCGTAAAGGTCGCAGTTCCACCCTGCGCCGTTAAGTCCTGCCGCCCCTCTGTTGCGTGCGTACTTGCGGAAGTTGGTTAATGAAATCTGCGTAGCTGGAAGTCCGAGGAAGGTTCTATACGTTCCGTCGTAGGCTGCGTTATTGTTTCCACCTCGGAAGGCTGCGGTTTTGTTTACTACGCTTGCAAGTTTGGGCGTAGCCGATGCCGTGCGGTCTACCGTTGCTTCGTATGCGCTGCGGTACATCTTCGGCACAACGTGGAAGCCCGGAAGGGGGTACAGCGAAATAAGTGCGGTTACGGTCTGCCCGTCGAACTCGAATTTACGGTAGTGCTTGGGTATCTCCACCATGACCATGCCGGAAGCTCCCGTAAGGTCGGCGGCTGCTCCCGTATCCGTCTTTGTGCTGTCTGTCGGGTGCAAGTATGCCGTTACCTTGCCTTCGTCGTTAAGCAAGCAGCGGCGCATCAATGACTGAACGGGTAACGAAACGTGCAGTTCGGGTCTGCCCACTCTGACGAGTGCCGGGTCTGCTACGTTTAAGTCAATCTTCACGCCATAATAGTAGTCGTAAGGAAATGTAGGCTTCGTGTTGCCTATGCCTATGAATATGCCCATAATAGTATGTTTTAATAGCCCCAAACAAGGGCGGCGTTAGTTAAACTTGTGGCTTTTACCTCGCGTATAATTTCGGGATTCCAGCCTGTTTCAAATCGCGTGCTTATAAACTCGCCTTCGGGCATTCCCCAAAGGTTCACTTCAAGCGTTACCGCCGTTTCTCCGTCGTTCTTCAAACAAAACGGGGTATCTTTGCGGAAGCTGCCGCTGGAAAAGTCCACCTTCCCGGCTACTGATATTTGTGCGCTCACTTGGTCGCCGTTTCTGTTCTGCATAATCTGTCGTTTTTAATAATTGATTTTGCAAAGGTATAAACCTTTCGTGTTATTTTGATACGCTGCGAAATGTTGGCGAAGTGTTTGTACGCGAAGCCGTGAATTTTCGCGTACAAATCTACTTTTTGCCTTAGAAATCTACTTTTCCCCTTTGCTCTTTCGTAAATTCTGTTATTCGCGTATGTTGAGCAAGTATGCGTAATATTCGCTGCTGCCGTCCCACACTAACATAAATTCGCGTATGTCGCCCTTTGCCATGTTCCATTTACCCGTTTCGTTACCTCCGTTGTTGTTTAGGCGGTATGGGTATTGGTTGGTATTCATCGGATAGGTCGTTTGTCCTGCCGCGTTCTTGCCCGTAACAAAGGTATTGCGCCCCGTAACGTACCCGGTTTGCGTGCTGCTTCTGTCGCAAATGATAACTATCCTTACCGCAAATGGCGTTCCGCTGCTGGATATTCCTAATTCTTCGCAAACGGTGTCGCGCGTCGGTAGTCCTATACCGCTATTGCTGTAAATGAACTTTGCCATAATCTTGAATATCGTAGGCTTCGTAAGGTCGCCCGGTACAAGACAAGTATTAACGGAAGGCGTTACTTTAGCCATTCCGTAATCTACCGCGTAACTTTCGCTTACTACTGCACCATGTGCCGCTAAAGCTATGTTTACCAAACCACCCGACACGAATACGGAAATACCATAATTCGTGCTGTATGGCTGGCTTACCTTGTTTTCAAAGTAGCCTACACCAATAAGAGCCGAAGTGGAAGGAAACACACTATCAGTACTTAATGATACGCGGCGGTTGCTGTTTGCAATATTTATAAAATCGTTGTATATAGACAAACCGCCGCCGCGTTCGCCGCGCTCTGTTGCTGCGCCTATGTGTCCGTATGCGATGTTAAAACCGCCAATGCTTCCCGTATTTGCGTTAATCTCGCCTGTTATCTTTCCCTTGGATGCAACAAAGCTACCATCTTGAAGTACCCGGAAGGGCGCGGTAAATCGGTTTTCCTTGCTTGCTCCTGCCCAAATCCTAACCTTGCGTTCTTCGCTGGTGTTGGTTGCTTCCGTTTCGCCGCCCGTAATGCCAGCTACAATACTTTGCGAATTGCCGTTAGCAAGCTGCACCGTTCCAGCTGTTACGATGCCGCCATCTATTGTGGTCTGTGTATTGTCGTAATAGGTTGCTATTACCCAATCGTTAGCCACAAAATAACCCGTAGCCCTTGCTGTTGCGCATCGCTTTAGCTGTCCGTTCGTGCTGTCGCCCGTGAGCCAAAGGTCGCCTATATCGTAAGGAGGGTAAGGCTGACTTACGAAAACTTGGCGTTTCCCGTCTGCTGTGTCCTGTGCTTTGCTGGCTGCGTCGTATGCGTCTAACGCGGTTTTATCTTCTATCTCGCCCCACAAATAAACTATTTTCACAAATGAAGAATTTGGAATATGTAATACGTCTTTCGTGTACCGCTTTAGTTCCTTTGTTTGGGAATTATACCACATATCCCCGACGTGCTTAGCTTTCTCTTCTAACGTCCAACTACTTGCAGGGTCTGTCTTCTGAAACCAGCTTTCTATCTTGCCGTCTATTTGGTTGGTAAGTTTGCTTACCGTGTCCGCGAAGTTGTTGTTTATAAAGTTGGTCAGTTCGCTGTTGTCGGTGTACTTGCTTGCCTTTTCCCAATCGGAAGCACTAAACGAGCCTTCAAGCCTTTCGGTTTTGCATCGCAGGATGTCGCCCGTAGAACCTTGTACCCACAAATCGCCGACGTAATACGGCGTTGTCGGTGTGGCTACGAATATCTGCGCCTTCTTGTTGGCTGTCGCTAAAGCATCTTTTGCAAGTGCCAACGCTTGGGATAGTTCGGTATCTTGCAGTTCTTGCCAGCAGTAACTCGTCTTGGGTCGCGCTCCTGTTCCTGCCGCCCATTTCTTCTTGACGTATCTCCACACCTTGCCCGTATCGGTGTTATAGAACAAGTCGCCTAAATGCTTTTCTTTTTCCTCGGTCGTAGTCCATTCGCTGTTCGGCTCTGCTGCTTCTGCTGTCGGGTTATCGTAAAGCGGTGAAGGGTTGGTAGTGTAAAACCATTGTTCTATTACTCCGTCTATCTGCTCTTGTATGCCGTTAAGAATACCGGGCAGCGTGTTGTTTATGTAGTCCTTTACTTCGTTTGTCTTGTCATCAACGTCCGAAACGTTCTTTGTAGTCCCGTCGCTGCTGACAAAATGAATAACGCCGCCTATCTCGTCATTGTCCAAATCAAAGTAACACTTACCGCCGCCGTTGCTTTCGATGCGTCCCGTTCTAACAAAACGCCCGTTAATGGTAGAACTTCCGTAAGTAAGGCTAACAATCCTTCCGGGTCTGCCTCCGTCTGCGTCTGTTACGACTGAATTAAGCACACCTATAAGGAAATTATAATAGCCTACTTCGCTACAAACTGCCTTTGCCGTTGTGGAAAGCGTTATAACGCCGCTTGCTTCCGTTGTGGAGCATCGGGCGTAGATGTAGTATGCCGTATTCGTGTCAAGTTCGGCAAACGTCGCGCCGTCCAAAAGCCAATACTTCACGCCTTCGGGGTCTATGGCGTAGTGTGCCAATCGTCCGGGCGAAACGTAAAGCGTATTTGCGTCGCCGTTGTAGTTCGGTTGGAAGGTAACGTTTAACAGCGTGAACTGCGTACTTTTCGCGCCTACGCTCAACATCTGCGTATCAATGGAAAGCGGTTTTATCTTCTCGCTGTAATAGTCGCCTTCGGGGTCGAATACCATGCTTAGAAGTTCTTGGGTTGCCCTCCATTTTCTGCGAGCCTTGGTCGGGTCTGCCAACTTGTTTATAGCAATCGTTTCGTTAATCTCCTGCAAGTTGTTTATAACCTTTACCGTTGTACTCTTTGTTACGGTGTCGCTTAGTGTGATGTCGTAGCTGTGGCGTTTCAAGAGGTCGCGGTCTATCTGTGTTATCCTTACGGCTTTGCTTACGCCTATTTGCTCGTCCTCTATCTTTATGAAGTCACCGACGTGTAAAACTGTCGTTTCCGTGTCCTTGCCCCAAAGCTGCGTAAAGAAACCTTCGGTAAGCGATAGTTTGTAGCTTACTTGCGGTTGGCTGACGGTCGGGAGGTACTTCGTAGCTTCCTCGGCTAACTCCTTTTCGGCTTTGGTTCTGTACTCGTCGGGGAGGTTTATGTCGAAGATGCTATACTTGTCGCCCTTCTGAATTTGGAAAGCCGCCGTTTCCTCTGACGGGAAAACCATGCCGTTATCGTCCGTGAACTTGTTTATTACGAATGTGTGCGTAGCATGATCGTAGGTGTGCAAATCAAATTCGTACCCGGCAAGTTGTCCGCTTTCAAACTTAATCTTAGCGTTTGTCCCTGCTATTAGGTACTTTGTACTTTTGCCGTCCTTATCCTTCGCGTTAAGGTCGAACATCGTTTCATCCACGAATGTAATAACGTCCTTACCCAAAGCCGTAACCGTGCCTACACGCTGGGGCTTTATGTCTGAATAGTTCTTTTCGCCCTCCTTCACTCCGTAAATACCGATAGATTCCTTATCTTCAAGAAATGAAGAAAGGCGCGTAGTTCCCGGAAGGCACAGCTTTGTATGTCCGTAATTGCTTCCTAAGTTCTCCGTACCTCCGTAAACGTAAAGGCGGTTTGTTATCCCAGCGTTGTTCACGTTCTTGCGTGCAAGCTGGTACAACCCCTTACCGCGCCCAAATCGAAGCGTAAAGGCGTGCGTTATGCCTACTTGCTTCCTTACGTTGAGCGTGTGGTGCTTCCCGTCTGTGGTAATCTCAAATTCTACGCCGTAGTCGCTGCAAAGCTCCTGCAACACTTGGAGGGCGTTTTTCTCGCTGTTCGTGATGTTCTTGTAGTCCGTATCTTCCGGGAACTCGCCTAACGCCCATTTGTTCGGGTAAATGCGGTTAATGTTCCAAACCAATACAGCTAAATGCCCTTTAAGGTCTGCATAGAAAGTTTCGCCGTATGCGTTTTCTGGCAAATGGTAATGAACATCGATTAAATCGTACTGCAAACCCTCCAGCCGTAACTCGTAGGAATAGCGGCGTTCGCCGTTCTTTGTCGGTTCGGGCAGTTGGTTAAGTTTGTAGGGCTTGCCGTAAATGCGTGCCGTGTCGCCGATGCGCAAATCTAAAGGCACGGCGGACGAAACGGTAATACTTATAACGTCGTCAGAAAGTAAGGCGGTTTTCTGTGTCGCCTTACTCACTACGCTAACGTTCTTCTTGCTTATTAGCGGTATTGCCGTCCCGTCCGGGTGGTAAATTATAATTTGTTCCATACTACGATGCCGTTAGTGGAAAATTCTGTTATCTCCTCAATCACGCCGCCGACAATGGCGTAATAGATGCCTTTGTCCGCGTAAGTGTGCTTTATTGCGTTGTCGCCCGTGCAGTCGCCGTAAACGTCCGCCGTTACCTCTCCATCGCCCCAATAGATAGTAATCATCTTGTCGCTCTTTAGCTCTATCTTTAGTTCGCTGGTGGCGTAGTTCATGCGCTGGTGGCGTATCACTCGCTTAACGGGGTCGGGTTCTTTTAGCTTCAACGAAAAAGTACCTATCATCTTATCGTCGTGCCAACGTTTGGAAGGTGCTACGCCATCTTCGCAGTAAACCTCGTAAACAAGTGGCTTAGTAGGGTGTATCGAAATCATAAGGCGTTGCGTTCCGTCCTGCCTAAGAATGTCGTACACGCGGTTTACTCGCTCCGTGAAGTCCATCTTACCATTAGCGCGAAGCCAGCAGTTAAGCGTTATTTCGCGTGCTTGGTAGCGTTTTTCGGTAAGGTCTATTACCTCGCCGTGGTAGTCTGCCCAATCTACGGAGGTAGGTGTCTTTAACTTTGGAAGGTCTAACACTCCCGTAGAGCTTTCTACATGTAAATCAAGGTCGTTGAAGCTAACGCCGCCTAAGAAGTATTCAAGCTGCGAAATGTTGTTAAGTTCTTCCGCTATCTCGGCTTCACTTAGCGCAACATCGTAGATTTTCAACTCGTCCAAATCGCCGTAGCCGTTTTCTGTGCCGTAAATGTCTTGCACCAAAGCCACGCCCGTTAAGGTGGTCGGCAGGATGAAGCTGTCTATTAGCTGCGTGTCTAAGTAGATGCTTACCGCGTTGCTCTGCTTCCTTACCGCGTAGTAGCCCCAGCTATCGGGTTCTACGTCTATCCAACTTTCGCGGTAGCCCTCCACTTGGTCGGTATTGCAAAACAAACCTACACGCCTTGCCGTGCATCCGTCCTCGTACTTCCCGGTTTTAATCCACGCTATAATAGTGAAGTTGCCCGAAAGCCGTACTACGTCGTTGTCTATATCGGCGTGTCCGTTTCCGTCAAAATGGATGCAGTTGCCCTGCTTGCCCGTTACAAACGTACAATCAGTAACCGTTGCGTCGTGGCGGTTCTGCGCGTAGTCGTATGCCACTTGCGAGCCGCTGGCTTCGTCAAACGGAAGGTTAAGTATAACGTTATTCTCTGTTGCCATAATTATTCGCTTTTATCAATGACTTTAATAGTAGCTTTGTCGGTCGCGTTCTTGGTTATTGTTCCGCCGTGAAGGAACACACTAACGCGAGCCGCTCCGCTTGCTGTTATCGTTACTTGCGCCTTGTCTGCTACCTCAATGCAGACTACCGCGTTATCGGTTGCCGTTACCTCCAGCCGTGTGTCCTCACGCACCCAAATTTGCGCCACGTCGAAGCCGCTATAAGTTGCCTTGCCCTCTGACGTGCCGAAGGCTATAACGTACTTACCGCTTTTTACGCTGATGTGGTCACTCATGAAGATGCCGAAGTGCTGGCGTAGCCCGGCAAACTCCGCGCGAAGCTGCGCGGATGGATAGTCGTTTTCTACGCAAAAGTCCAAACCCTTAACGAATAGCGTTAGCAAACGTTCCTTAGAAGGCGCGTTTAGGATGAACTCGTACCACTCGCGGCAAATGCCCTTTTCCTTGGCTTCTGCCGCTAACCTTTTCTTTAGTTCCTTTAGCTCCATGCCTTTAGTCTGTTATACCTTGTGAACGTAGCCCGTTATCGTCGCTGGCTGCTGTCGTAAGGTGGTTTATAATACTTTGTACACGGTCGGCTATTACGCCTATACCTCTATCCATGTTTGCGAGGTGCATAAGCTGCTCCCGTATTAGCTGAATACTTGTTACTTGGTTCTGCCGTACCGCGTTCGTCTGTCCTGCCAATAGGTCTATACTTTCTTGGCTCGCGCTGGAAATCGCGCCGCTTAGTGTGGAAGGGTCGGTATTATCCAAATCCGTAAACAAGTCTTTGTACATATCCATCGCGGCTGCGAAGTTTGCCCCGGCTTCCTTAATGGCGTTCTTAAACCGTGCTTGCTCGGCTTCTGTTAGTCCGTCGAAAGTGCCGTTTCCTTCCTCGTCGAAGCCCATATCTTTTTGAAGCTGTTTTATTGCGTTCTGTAATGGCTTCTCTAAGAACTGCAATTTTAGCGCATTCTTGACCGCGTTTTTAAGCACGTCGTTAGCGACATCGCCGAAAGCCTTTGCCGCATCCTCGCCGCCCTCAAACGCTTCTACAAGTGCGTCGGCTAAGTTGTTGGCGAGGTCGCCTGCGGTTGTCTGCGTGATGCTCTGCGTTATATCGTCTATTATATCTTCAATTTGCCGCCCGACTTCCCGGTATTGCTCTTCCCATTCGGCTATGCGGTTTTTGTCGCTTTTCTTCTTGCCCTTCTCGTCGGATATCATGCCTTGTATCTCGTTTTGCTGGGCGCGAAGGTTTTGTATTACCGCGCTTTGGTTTTGGTAGACGGTTTCGCCTAACGCCTTATCTACGGCGTGTTCCAACTCGTTGTAAGCGTAGCCTAACTTCTTTACCGCTTCTTGGTGTCGTTTGATTGACCTCTCGGCTTTGCGGTCGCGGAAGTTGAACAGGTCGAAGGCTGACGAAAGCAAACCTATTGAACCTTGAATAACGCCTAAAGGGTTGCCCGTGGCGATGCCGCTTGCAAGTTGGCTCGCTCCGTCCATCATGCCGCCAATGTCGCCTAATATGGCTTCCGTTTCCTCGTCCATCGAAATGCCCATCTTCTTAATGCCGCCTACAACACTATCGAAGCATCCCGATACGAAGTCTATACTACTGCCTATACTCTTGAAGGCATCCTTAAAACCTTGGCTTACGCTCTTGGTTTGCCCGGTTTCCTTATCTAACGCGGCTTGAAGTACGTTTAGCTGCTCTTCGCCCTCAGTGGTTATCTTTAGTTCTACCTTCTGCTTGTTAAGTTCGGCTATCTTGCGGCGCAGGAAGTCTATGTAGGTCGAACCTTGGCTAAGAAGGTCGGCGTATGCGTCCTTTGCTGAACCTGCTAATATCTCGTCGGAACTATTTACCGCGTCCGTATAGTCTTGGTATTGCTTCTTCTTTTCCTGCAAGCTCTTTACAAACGGGTCATCGCTCTCTAACAACTTTTCGGCTTTCATCGCTGCGCGTAGTTCCGAAAGGCTGTTTTTCAACGATAGGAAGGGGTTACGCTTTTCCAACTCGTTACGCGCGTTCATCAGCTGGTCGTTAATCGCCTTTAGGTCTGTCGGGTTGAACTGTGCGGAAAGGTTTACTTTCTTGTTGTTTATGTCCTCCAACAGCTTTTTTATCGTGGAACTACTTAGGCGCGAAATGTCGCTAAACAACTGATTCCAACTTTCGGTAGCCATAAGGCGTGAAGCTGCAAGTTTGCTTAGTTCCTCCTGCTCCTTGGCGTTTATCTGTGAAATCATGGCTAAGTTGCCTTGTTTCTCGGCTTCCGCGCGTTGCTGGCTGTACTTCTCTTGTATTGCGGTCTGCTTCTGCTGGTAGCTTTGGTATTCCTCTAAAAGTTTGTCGTACTGCTCGCTTCCGCTGCGCTTGGCGTATTCTTGGCGTTTCTTCTCCAAAGCTGCTAACGCGGCTTCGGCTACCTTTCGTTCTTCCTCGGTGGATGCTTCGGCTGCTTGCTTTGTCAAAAGTTCGCGGTTACGGGCGTAGCTCTCTTCAAAGTCTAACTTTTCTTGGAGGTAGCCTGCGTATTCCTTCAGAAGTTCGGCGGTTTCCTTCTTCGCCTGTTCCTTGGTGTCCGTTTCCTTGGTGTCTAAACGTTCCTTCTTGGCGTTGTCTACGTCGGAGTTGTCGTTCTTCAATTCCTCGCGCTTCTTGGCTATTACTGCCAACTGTTCGCCTACGGTCTTGCACTGCTCCAGCTCCTTGTTTAGCTGCGCGTCGAAGTCTGAAAGTACGGCTTCTTTCGTGGCTTCCGCTATTTCGTTGTTAAGCGTTGATAGGTTCTTCAAGTCGGTAGCGGTTTTCTTCGCCTTTGCATCGATGCTGTCGCGCTGTTTATTCAAATAGTCTAAGTAGCTTGTACCGCCTTTAAGAAGGGCAGCAAACTCGGTCGGAGCTGCATCCCTTACGGTCTTATCCTCACTTGTTACCCATTTGAGGTACTTGGCGTAAAGCTCCTTTCGCGTCTTTAGCTCCTCCGCGTATGGGTCTTTTGTACTCTTGCTTCCGCTGCCGCCGCTCTTACCTCCTTTGCTGCTTGACTTGTAACTAAGGCGTTCTACCTCGACTTCCTGCGTGGCTATCTTCTTTGCCAAACTATGGCGTTCGGCATCTGTTCCAGCCTTCTTGTATAGGTCGCGAAGGCGGCTAAGTTCCTTTTCTGCGGCTTCCACGCTCCCGGCTACAACTTGCCCGGCTTGCATGCCTATCTTTTTCAAATAGGCTTGTTCTTCTTGGGTAAACTTTATTTGCTGCTGGATTAGCGCGTTGGCGTTCTTCTGCATCTCGGCTAATTCCTGCTTTGCTTTTTTCTTGGCGGTATTCTCGCCCTCAACCCAGTAGCCCGTGCCAAAGCTGGAAGTTTGAACGTAGGTACTTGTTTTATCCGGCATCGCGTCTATCTCGGCTTGCTTCTTCAAAATGGCTTCGTACTTCTCGCTTGCTAAGTTCTGCGCCGCTAACGCCTTGGCTTTAGCAATACACGCCGCCGTAAAATTGGCTGTATTCCTTATAAGTAAATCTTCCGCTTGCTTGGCATTCGTAACGCTAAAGCCCAAATCGGCGAACTTGTCGGCGTTGTCCTGCACCCATTTTTCTTTGTCCTTCATAGACCCGGTAAGGCTTAACCACTCGCTTTGTAGTTCCTTGTAGGCAAATACGGGCTTTACTGCGGCTTCCGCTACCTTTTTGTTGAACTCGTCGGCTTGCTTCTTCGCTTCGGCTTGCTTGCTGGTGTAATGCTCAATAATGGCAATAACCGCCGTAATCGCGGCTGCAAGTCCTAAAGTTAAAGTAGACATCAATACGGTAGCCATAGCGTTGGAAACGCCCAAAGCCGCAGCAAGTCTTGCGTTTGCTGCGGTAAGCATGTCCTTTGCCTTAGCTACTAATACAAGCTGGAAGGCACTATTTTTGTTAAGCTGCGTATAGGCTGTTTGCAAAGCCATTGTAATACTCATTAGGCTCTGCACTTTTACCATGATGCGCTGTAAGTTCTCGTTTTCTCCTGCAAAAAGTCCCATCGCTCCCGTTACGGCTTGGTAGCCGCTGGTCATAAGTGTCAAACCACTAATAACCCCGGCAAACATCTTGTTAGGGTTTGCCAATACGGTAGCTTGCTTGTTTGCCGACTTCATGGCGGCTGTAAGGCGTGCTACTTCCTGCTGCTGTTTGGCGTACTCCTCCGTTCCGCGCTTCCCTGCTGCCGCCATCTGCATAAGTTCTTCCTTCGCCTTGCGTAGCTGGGTACGGATGGATTCGTACTTGTTGTTCATGTTGTCTAAAGCCGCCTTGCGCTCGTTTAGGGCTTGTTCCTCCTTCAGCAGCGCGTCTGCCTGCTGTCCTGCTTCGTTTATAATTTGCTGGCGTACTTTAATTTCTTTCTCCAACTCGCGGCGGCGGTTCTGAATGTTGGTAAATTCCTTTTCCGCTCCGGGTGTCATGTAGGCTGTGTTTAGTGCCTTACCCAATTCGTTGTACTGCGCTTTAAGTTTCCTTATCGCCGCGTCGTTGGTGTCTACAATGTTGTCTATTTGTCTAAAGCCCTTGTCTATCGCCGCTTTCGCCGCTTCAAAGACTTTTTCTATATCCTTGCCGCCCTTCACTGCTTCCGTGCTGAACGTTTGGATAGCCTTCTTACTCTCGCTTAGTACTTGCAAAAGTTGTTTGTTTGTTCCCGAAATCTCGAAGGACAAACCGCCGCCTTGTATGTTCATCGGTTGAAACTGTTTATAATTTTCATTACCTCGTCCGCGTTGTCGTCCGTAAGCACTATTTCGGTATCTTCCTTTTTCGTGTCCTCGTCCTCAACTCCGGGCGCGTCTATTAGCATCCTTTGCACCGTCCCCCACGGTATGCCGTGCAGGAGGTAGTCCAACGTCCAGCCGAAGTGCGAACACACCGAGCCCCGTCTGCCGTGCGGACTTCTTAGCCCTGTTCCTCTATAAGATTTGTTATCGGGTCGCTTGTGCGTGCTGCGCTCATCAATCTTATAGAGTTTATAAAATCCCCTAAGTTGCTTACGTTTGTTATCAATATGGCAAGCGTAAGAAGTTGCGAAGGGGTTACGCTGTGACTGAATAGCGAAGTAAGCCGGGCTAAACGCTTTTCGTTTGGCTTGCGTACAAAGTAGCCGCCTTTGTTGGTCACGTCGTAGTAATCTTCACCTAAAACGGCGGTAGCTACCACTTTGGCGAGTTTCTTGGCTTCCTTATTTGCCAACTGCTTCGCGGTCGCTAAATAGTCATCGTCGTTTAGCTTGGTTTCGTCTATGGTCATTTCAAGCCAAAGCAAACTAAGGCGGTCAAGCGTGGATAGGGTCGGTTCTACTATTCGGTAAACCTTCTTTTCCTTCACTTGCTCACGCTTTCGGAAAAAGCCCCAAAAGCCGGGCTTCCGTCTGCGGTAGATTACTTCAATATCGAAAGTAACGCCTTCGTTTATCATCTGCCTTAACTCGCCTTGCTCGCGTGTAAGGTTGTCTAACTTTTCGTTCTCCATGCTGCTTTAATCGAAGAAAGCCCCGAAAACAATGTAACGGGGCTTTCGGTTGATAATCGGTTTGTCTGTCGCTGGGTTAGGATTTTACTTCTTTGCTGGTTTCTACCATTGCTTGCAAGTTGGCTTTGTCTTGGTCTGAAACCTTGCTTACATACAACTTTTTCAAGCCCGATGTAGTAGGTTTCATAACTGTTGCCGTTACTTCAATGAGAAGTAAGCCTTTCTTTGAAAACTCGCCGTTAAACTTGGCTTTAAGTTTGGCACGTGGAACTTGGAACTTTAAGCCTTTTTTAGGAAGAATGATAAGCGATTCTTCTACCTGTGCTTCTGCGTCGGGGTATGCCCATACGTCGGTTGCTACCTCGCCGCCGAAAAGTCGTTTAAGACATTCCAGCGTGGGGTTCATAACGGAAAAAGAAAACGTAATCTTTCCTGCTTTAGAAATTTCTTCTATTGCGTCGTCTTCCTCCTCTGCGTAGAACTCGGTACTTTCTCCGTCCTCCTGCGCCATCTTCGCGGTGTCCTCGTAGGTTAAACCGAATTTTGTGTACCCGGTTTGCGCGAAGTCGGCTTTTGCTGGTTCGCCGGACTTGCCTAAAATCGCGGCTAAACCTAATGTTACGATATTCATGTTATTTCTGTTTTAATGAATGTTCCAACTTATCCGTATGTTACGGTAGTGCTGGTTTACTTGTTGCTCTTGTAATACGATGTCGCTCTCAATCCAAAATTCAAGGTCGGCTATATTCTGCATGTCTAAGTAGCTTACAAGTGCGTCCCCAATCTCGCGCAGCCGTTCCCGGTCTGCCTTCCTCTGTTCCTTTCCGCGTATCTTTACCTTTAGGTCGGATGCGTAGATGTTTACGTTGGAAGTTCCCGTTTGTGGCTTGTCGTGTGTTACGGTTATGGTGTTTATAACTATATCCTCAGTTTCGCTGTCATCGGGGCGTTCGCCCTGCGTGCAAACGATGCCGGAAATATTCACTACTCCCGTACTCACGGCTTCCGCTACAATCTTGTACAGAATATCGTCCGTATCTATGGAACTGCAATTTTTCACTACTCAAATGCTTTCTTTACGTTAGTAACTAAATCGGCTAATTCTTTGGCGATGTCCTTCTCTGCTTGTTTCTCGGCTGATGTAAGCACGTCGCGCCCTTTGCTCTCAACGTGAACCGCGTAGTTCATGCCTGCTACTACCACAAGCGCGTAGCCTTGCGTTTGCTGTCCGACTTGCTTGGCAAGTTCGTAGCCTACGTTAGAGCCGTTGTAAATGGCGTTCTTTGGCTGCTTGCGCTCGCCGTTTGGCGGTACGTTGTCAAACGTACTCATAGCGTGCTGTTTGCCGTCCACGAAAACAACGTAGCCAATAGACGAGCGAAGGTTGCCCGTTTGGTCTGTCCAGTCGTTCTCGTGTGGAAGGCGTGCCAACTTAACGGCTTCCTCTCCAACACGGCAAAGGCTTTCTATTATCTGCTTGTCTATCTCCTTCAGAAGAAGGTTAAACAAGTTGTCTATATCGCTTTTGAATTGTGCCGTTATACCCATAATCTTGAATGTAACCTACCTTTGTCGAACTTCAAGCACTCGCCCGAAATCCTAACCTTTCCCGTAATCTTAGCTTCTGTCATGCTCTCTTGGTCAAGCAACGCCGAAGGCTCTAACGGCTCATCCGCTATCGCTACTTCCGTCCCTTCGGGTATTCTCTCAACTCCTACGGGTATTTGGATAAGCGACGCGAACGTAACAAACTTTCCGCTTGCAGCCTGTATCTGCGTACCCTTACCGTTGGTTTCCTCACGGCATCGGCTGTGTAAAGTCCACGCGCCGCCGCTGGTGTGCCAGCTGCCGTTAGCGTCCTGCACGGCTTCGCCGCCGCTGGTGCGCTTGTAGAGGTAGTGGGGGTATTGTCGGTTTATTACGTCCGTTACCATCTGTTGCTTCTGTTTCTGACCTTTGGCGTAGTCATTGGCGTAATGCCCAATTCGCTGCAAGTCTGATTATACCAAAACTTTATAGCTTCCCAATTCCACGAAACGGAATAACCGCCTTCGCTGACGTTGGCAAGTGGAATAATAGAGCCGAACTCCTTGCAAAGGGCGCGTTTTGCGGTTGTTGTATCTACTTCCGCGTCCGGTTCGGGTATCGTGCCTTGCTGGTTGGCTAACATCAAATCCACGTCGCCGCCCTCAACTCCAAAGCGTGAAACGGTACGGGAAAACCATTCTTTGTATGTCATAAGCTAAAGGGTTAAACCCGGAAGGGCTTTTACTTGTAGGTTCAAGCCCTCCCGGTTGTGGTTAGTGATTCCATGTCGCGCTGTTGGTTGAAAGCAGCCACGAACGCGAGGAAGAAAGCCACGCAGGGAAAGCGTTAGCAATACCCATTGTTACCTCCTCTAACGGATCTTCGTTGGCAAACTTCTTGATAAGCGTATGACCGTTCAAAGCCTTAATAGCGGCTGAGCCCTTTACGTTCATGTCCGCTGGCTTCTTCCAATAGGTCTGCCCCAAAACCTTGCTTTCGCTGAACATTACTACGTTTTCGGCGAATGGGTTGCCGCTGAATGGTCGGCTACCGTCGCCCAATTCGATAGTAATGTCTTGGTCTATTACGACAATCTGCAAACCGCGAAGGTAAGACAAACCGCGAAGAGCTGTGTTTACTTGCTCTACGCTTGGGGTCTGCTGGATTCCGAGCGCGTTTGCTGCGAACGAAGCGCAAATTTTCTGTACCTCCTCACACTCCGTAAAGGTTGCGAAGGTATCAAGCGACATAAAGGCAAACTTCAAGTTATGCCCCTTCTTCTTAGCTGCCTTAACGACAGCCTTAAAGTCCTTGGTAATCGGCTTCGCTGATGTGGAAGTTGCCCAATTTGCCGAACCCGTTGTGTAGCCTACCCTCTGGTCGGCTGGCAGCAAATAGTCTACGTCATATTCGCTAATTACGCTTACGTTGTTGGTGTTTGAAAGCGTAATCTTACCCAACGAGATAGACTGTAACGCCATCCACTCCAAACGGGCGGCTACGGCTGTCCAGCAAAAGTTGGTATCTTCTGCCCACGCGTCCACCAAAGCGCGAAGGTCGGGGTTCTGCGAAGTCATGGCTACCATGATTTCGTAGTCGTTAATTTCCTCGTCGTTCTTGGTGCGCTTTACGGCAATCTTGGGGATATCGCCCTGTATGCGCTGAATTGCTTCGCGTGTTTTGGTGTCAATGGTCGCGCCCCTTGCTACCAAATCGGCGGCAATCTTCAAGCCTACTTGAGTTTCCAAAGCCTTCCATGTCAAAGTATAGGTTTCCTTCAATGGGAAAAGCGTAGGGTAGTAGTAGGGCTTCAAGTCGTATGTATTGATAACGGCTTGCATGTCGCGTTCGTTAAGTCCGCGCATTAAAGTTCCTATCATAACTTACTTTTGTTAAAATATGAAAATATTGGGAAGTGCGGCTTTAATATCGTCGCTTACTGCCGGGATGACACTCCCTTTGAACTGACCAATAGTAACGGCTGTTACAAAATGGTTGTTAAGGGCTTCCACGTCGTAGCTGTCGCCCGTCATGGCTTTCGGCTTGTACTTGAAGGCTGCGCCGCTGGCTGCTTGTGCCTTGGCTTCTACAAGTGCGTCGCCTACCTTCACGGCTTCGCCGAGGGTAGTGCCTACGGTTATTGTGTCGTGGGTCGCTTCGCTGCTGTCAATGCCTGTAACGGCGTAAGCCTTTCCGCCTACTTTGACCATTACGAAATCGCCCTTTTTGAAGTGATGACCTTTTGCCACTTTGTAGGAAGTTGCGGCGTTGGTCGCTTCTTCTGTTACTCGCGCTGTCTTAACTGCGTGGAAAAGCCCAGCTTCGTCCTTACCGATAACCGTGCCTTCCTGCAATACTCCACCAGCTACGAGGTCGGCGGAACAAACGGTTACACCGTTCGGAATGTCCGCCAAATTGTGTGTGCAAGCGTGTACTACGCGCTTGTCCTGCTTGCGGTCTATTCTTAAACCCATGTTTGTGGAATTTTTACGTTAGACATCTTTGCCCATTAGGGTCTTGTTGTTACTCTCTGCACGCTCCTTGATGTAGTCTGCTACGCCGCTACTAATCCCGTCTTTGTTCACGGCTCCAAAGATGGGCTTTTCGTGTCCTTGCAGTCCGCTGTCAGCGTGTTCCTGCTGCAAAGCTGCGATGTCGCCCTGCACTTCTGTTAGGTAGCTGTTGAAATCGTCATCGTTGGCAAACGTGGTGTTAGCGCGTTCGAAGTTGCGCAGCATCATTTCACGCTGCCGCCCGTCTACCTTGGCTTCGTCCAACTTGGCTACAAATAGTTCACGTCGCGAAGTAGCCACCTTATCGGCGTTAAGCGTGGTAATGCTGTCTTGCACGCCCTTCAGCTTGCTGTCAATAAGTTTGCTTATCGCGTCCAGCGTCACCGCTCCGCCGTCTGCTGGCTTGTTGGGGTCGGGCGCAGGATTAGGGTCGGGCGTGTTCTTCTCCTTAAAGTCGTACTTACGTCTAAGCCCTTCTTCGTAGGTGTCGTTAGCCTTCTTAATCTCCGCGTCGGCTGTCCTCCGCCATTCCGTTACAAATCCGTTCACCTTGTCGGCGGTAAGTTTATCTACGACTTGGTTAGCTTCTTCTTCGCTTGCAACCTGTAAACCGATAGCGGCTGCCAACTGCTGCAAACCGTCTTTACGCACGCCTTGGAACTTAGCCACAAGTAGTGCTAAAATCTTTTCTTGTAATTCGTTCATAAACTATTGAAAACTAATTTTTCTTTGCAAAGGTAGCGTATTAAGGTGATACGATTAGCAAAAGTTTTCGGCAAACACTTCGCCAACACTTCGCCACTTTGCAAAAATACCCCTTAAAGTTGCTTTTTCGGTTAAGCCGTTTTTTTCTGCGTTCTAAGGCATTATTTTTCTTTCGGTGTTCTCTCTATCGGCTTGAATACAAAAACGCCGTGTAAGGGCTTGTTATGGTGTTGTACGGCTTTTGTTGTGTTATGGCTGGTGTCGCCCTTGTTGTGGAAGTTTGTTTTTGCTCTCTATGGGCTTGCAAGCTGCCGTGTTTTGTCTGTTGCCCCTGCTTCTGCCATTTTCGTGAAGGCGCGAAAATGGTTTGTTCTTGCTATTTCTCCTTTTGCTCCCTCGCTCTCGCGTGTACGCGCGTGCGCGTTTCAACGACAACAACAATATAATAGATATAGATAATAGATATAGATATAAGGTTGTTTTAGCTTGTTTCAAGTTGTTTTAGGTTGAATTGGGTTGTATGTAGGTTGTTTTAGGTTGTACGTTGGTTATCCTTTGGTTATATGTCGGTTACGTCCGCTTATCTGTATAAATGGCTATGAAAACATAACTATTTCGTTCTGAAATCGTTGTTTTTATGCTTTTTCTTTGCTCTGTGTCTGTTTTTCGTTTGCGTTCTGCAAATAATTTTGTAATTTTGTGGCGTTGTTCGGGGAGAAATCCGGACGATATAAGGAAGCGTTAGGTTTTTTGTATTTGAAAATCGCCAAATTTCACAAATAACGAAAAATGAACCTTACGCGCGGAGTCGTATATCCATACTTGAATATAACGGCAAAGCGCGGCTATACGGTTTATTTTCGTTAGGCGTTTGGCGATGCCTCAAATACGTAAACCTATATAGTCCGCGCTTCTTTATGCGGTTAAGTGAAATACTTGCTTCGGGCGGTGGGTGCAAAATTACTAAATTCAGATGAAAAAATTACTTTTTCTTCTCTTTGCCTTACTTCCGCTCTTAGGAATGGCACAGCAAAAAGGTACGATAACGTATCTTGACGCAAATCCTTGTTACGGGGATATTATGTTAGGAGATTCAATTACTCACAATTTACGCAAACTAAGCCTATTAGGTGACAAAGCCGAAAAAGGCGGTTTTAGATGTAAGGTAAGCGACCTTGACCTAAAGAAGGAATGTTACAAAATGGGGGACGCTGTGCCTTTTGCTGTATTTGTAGACGTTGATAACTATCTTATAAAAAATATTCTTGTTTTTGTAAAAATTGGAAACGCGGAAGAACTACAGGTTATTAAATGGCTTATGCAAAACTATGGGGAAAGTACAGAAAAAGAGCCTTTGAATTGGTTTGGTAAAAAGGCTTCCGTAATGGCTGGTTATTCTGATGACCTAAAAACTTTCTACGTCCATTTCTGTGACCTTAACCAGCTAAAGAAATAGCTTTTGAGTAATTCTTGCTATTGCAAAATATAAAAGCCGTCGCGTATCAATGTAACGCGGCGGCTTTGTCTTTCTGCGCTGGCTGCTGTATTAGCCAATCGGCGTAATAAGTCCAACGGTACAACCGAGGGCGGCGGCTATGCGGTAGAAGGTAGAAACTTTCGGTTCTATCTGTCCGCTTTCGATGCGCGTTATATAGGCGCGGTCTGTGCCTAACCTCCGCGCTAATTCAGCCTTGCTAATCTTGGCTTTCTTCCGTGCGTCCTCAATTATCGCGCCCGTATAGAAGGTATAGGCGCGTTCTTCCGCTTCGGCTCGCTCCGGCGTTCCTTCCTTGCCAAAGCGTTCATCTATCAAAGCGTCAATGTCGTAAATATCCTTTTTAATCTCTTTTGCTTGCATAATATTCATCTTTTAGTTTTAATGCCTTTTTAATCTCGTTAGCTGGTGTCTTTTGGGTTTTCTTTTGGAAACCGTTAAATAGTACTACAATCTTGTTACCGTCAAATACAAAGAATATGCGGTAGATATTGCTGTTGTACTCTATCCGTACTTCAAAAAGCCCGTCGCGTATCGCCTTTATAAACTTGGTCGGTAGGCGGTCTTGTGTGCGTAGCAGCATCAGAACGTATAATACCTTGTCTTGCGTCCCTTTGTCAAGTTCGGCAAAGAAGGTGTTAAAGTAGTCCTTATATGCTATAATTTTCCTGTTCATTGGTTTTGTACTTTTGTTGGTGCAAAGATAGTAAATGTTGTAATACTATACAACAAAATACCCGATTATTTTAGTCTAAATAGTTACGTTTGGGTACGTTTACACCCTTTTTGCCGTTCTTGGCTGCGTCCGTGTGGTTATATTTGGTTATGGTTGTACCGCTCGCGGTTCTAAAAAGATTTGCGTAAATGCTTGAAAATGGCTAACTTTGTGCAAACAATACAATTATATGGAGCGTGTACGACTGACAAAGGAAGAAAGGCGCGTGTTACGCTGGCTACAGCGTAATGACGGCAGCAAGCTAAAGCAAATAGAAAAACTTGCTTTCGCTCCTGCTGTGCGTTCGCTTGAACAAAAGGGCTTGGTTCGTGGCTTTTGGTCGGAGGAGGTCGGGCTTGTAGATGCTGCCCTCACTGAAAGCGGCGAAACTTATATATTCTTTAATCCACGTTTGCAAAATCCTATAAATTGGAATAAGGTAACAGCCATTGCTGCTTGCATCTCTGCGCTTGCTGCCGTTCTTGGTCTGCTGTTTGCTTGTTATGTAATCTTCAAATAATACGCTATATGAATTACAAAGAATTGATAGGTAAAACGGTATTCGACTTTACCAAAGATGCCGCTATTATCGAAAGAATAACCAAAGTAAACCCTTCTGACAAAGAGAAGGTAGCAAAGTATAAAAAGGACTGCCACCCAATAGGGAAAGCGGAAGGTATAGAAGAATTGGCAGAATTTCTTAATAATAGGGAACTCTGTAAAGCTGCAAAGAAATTGCGCGATGAATTGTGGGCAGACTTTAATAGACGTGCAAGTGAAGCCAATAAAAAAGGCTTGATTATAGACTAAGAAGGAAGGGCAAGTTAAGCCCTTCCTTCTTATTTCCCCTTCGCTATAAATCCATTTGACTTCAACCAATTTTCTAACGTGCCTTGCCCTGTGTCCTTACAATACTTTAGTATCTTGTTTAGCTCGGAAATCTTAACCTTGCTACCGTCTGCGCGTTTAATACCTCCATCTATAAGCCCTTGCCGTAATCCTGTCTGCTGGTCGCTGTATACCTCGTTGTATAGGTTCTTTCTGACTGCTGCTAAAACCTTATCGGCATCAAGTCCTAACCGTTGTATAACGAAATCGTAGTTATTGACCATGCGGTTATATCCCGTTGAGTTGCGGTTTGTTATATATTGTGGGTGTGGCGTTTCCTTACAGCCTAAAGTCTTGTAGAACTCCGGCAAAGTCTTACGCGCTACAAACTCGTTGGCTAACTCCATATACTTACGTTGAGTGTCTGTAAGTACCATGTTGCCCCGTTTGTTTCTGTTGTGCGTAATCTCATGCCAAAATGTAGCCATACCGTCGGCTTCGTCGTCTGTTATGTCTGCTGACCGCTTAGAGCCTATTTTCCCTAACGCTGTCTTCACGTAGCCTAAACGGTCTTTTGTAAGGTATAGCCTTCCGTCCATCCATGTTGATCCGTTGTTGCCGGGGTTTGTTTCTTCTCCTAATTGTAGGTCGCCGTTTTCAAACCATTTTTCTTTAAGCCCTGCGTTTATCTTTTTGAAAGTGGCATCTACTTCGGCTTCGGTTGTGTATTTCTTCTTTAATGCTGGGTGCGGCTTGTCGCCGCTGGCGTTTACAACTGCAGCAAGTCTTGCCACCACTGCACTAAACGCCGCCTTTAGCTTGCTTGTACAATCTCCGTAATAATGCGAAGTCGTAATAGCGTTGTCGCGCAGTTCCTTCTCGCAAATGTCCGTAATCTCCTTGTTGCCCTTGGCTTCGTTTTGGGCAAAATAGTAAAGTTCGGTATATGCGTCTTGCCATGCCGACTGCCTTTTTGTTCCTAACTCGTCCAGCCTTTCCACCTCTGCCAATAGTGCGGCGCGGTTTCCTGCCGTGCGTAGGCTCTCCACGTTGGAAAGGTCTAAGCCGAAAGCATAAGCCCAACGTTTAAGCATGGCGATACGTCCGTCAAACTCCGTGCAGGGCTGTACGGTGTTCATCGTCTTGGTTGGAATAATCGGGTTAAGCCCTCCTTCAATCTTGCCGCCTACAAAGTTGTCGCGAATGTAGTAAGGTTGCGACTTCCAACCTTTGGAACGTTCTAAGATGCTGTCTATGTATTCCCGGAACTTGCGCGGAACGTCCACAACAGAACGGCGTGAAGGCAAACTTTTGTAGGCTGTGCCGCGTACAATAGCCTTTAAGCGGTTGGCGCGGTCTTGGTTGTACTCATCGTAGTCTGACAATATAGGCACAACGTAACAGCGGCATTGTGGATGCCAGCCTACAAACTTGAACGTTTTAGGGTAATCGCCCCATAACTCGTCGCAAATATCCACCAAAGGCACGGGTTCTCCCTTGCTGTTCATTATCGTGTGGTTGTTGCTTAAACAAATGCGCAAACCTACAACAAAGTCCAACTTCTGCCACCTCAAAAACTCACTTTCGCGGTAAGCCATGTTTATTTCCGTCCGTGCCAATCGCTGCGCGTTCTTGGCTGAACTCCTGTAAACGCCTTGCCCCGGATGGTACATCTTGGCTGCTTTGCTCAACCTCAATACGCCGCCCTTGTCGCGAACACGGCGGTAAAGGCGTTTAGGCTCTTGGAGGTAGCTGCGCAAATCGCGGCTTAACTGCTGCGCGTCCCTTCCGTCGCCGATGGCTACGTCTATACCTAATTCTATGGCGGCTTTCATGTCCTCGGCTTGTTTCCATACGCGCTCGCTTAGTCCCATGCCCTCAACCTTGCGCCGTTGGAAGGTATTAAGGGCTTCTAAGTTCCTGCCTTGGTATTGCTCTAACTCCTCTTTCGTTAGCTTGGAAGTGCGAAGAATAGAGCCTAAAAATGCGTCGTTCTTGTATGTCGCCGCCAGCCACTCGCTTTGCGTCCCGGAAGTAATAACGCTTTCCACCTTCTTTGCGAGCCGTTGCATGATGCCCTGCGCTTGCTTCCGTGCGCGTGGGTACTTGTCGAAGGAAAACACGGCTTCGCCTTCGGGTGCGTCCATACTCGCGCCCAATCGTGCGTACTCGTCGCATGCTGTCTTATAAACGCGGTCTATCTGCCGGGCGTACCGCTCGGTATTGGCGTAGTGGCGTGCGTCAAAGCCGCGAAGTTGTATTATATGCTGGTTTCTTACGTTGTCCGGCATAGTTATTTTCTTTGGATTTGGCATATAAGCGCGTTTCTTGCTTTGGGTATGTAAACATACACATTGAACACGAAAACGCGCTTATATGGTCTTAAAACGTGTTGTTTTGATACGCTTGCGCTTAAAATGTGGGTTCGCCCTGCTGGTAGCTGCTTTCTTTGGCTTCGTCGGCTTCGATTTCCTTTAGCTCCTCGTCCGTATCGTCTGCCCAGCCCAAACGCTGCACGGTTGCGCGTCGGCTCGCTATTTGCCGCTGTCCGTTGGCTGCTTGCAAAATATTTATCTTGCTAAGTTCATCTTCGATGATGTACGGCGTTATCTTTGGTTCTATAATCAAGTGGTCGGCGGCTTGCTTCCAATCTAAGTTAGCTTCAGCGAAGAAGGCTTTAAGCACGTTTATACGGCGTTGTAAATAGTCAGCAAACACTTCGTTTTTGTCCTGTACCTTGAGGTGTGCGTCCATGAAAAGCAACTTTAGGGCTACGCCGCTTACTGCTCCAATACCTTTTACCGTATCAAATGAAATATCGGGCGTTTGCGTTATGGTGTAAATCATGCGCAGGAGCGTGTCTATTTCAAGTTTCACGCTTTCGGGCGCGTTCTGCCATGATAGGTAGGTTGCTTCCGCTCCGTCCTCGCCCTCAATAATGCCCCCGGCTTCTCCCTTACGGCAAAAACCTTTAATGCTGCCCTTTACAAATATCTTGGGGCTTGCGTGGTAGTCGTTGGTATCGGCAAAGTTGGAAAGCAGTTTTTCCAATCTGTCTATAAGGCTTTGCACGTCCTCCCATTCTACTTGTGGCTGGCTGGCGTAAATCACGGGTATTTTGCCTATCGTGAGTTTCTTGGGGTAGCCCTCCACCATTTCCCAATTATTGCCGGAAGTGGCGGTTTCAAGTCCTTTGCACGTCCATAAGTAGTGGTTATCCTTGGTGTACGTTTCAAAGTAGGTGCGCGTAACGAGGTCGCGGTCTTTGCGCGTGAACTGACGCGAAAAAGCTACGAGGTCGCGTGCTTCGTCGAAGTATGGGTAAAGCCTATCGCCGAACATCGGGCTAAAGATGGCTACCTTGAACTTGATGTTTTTCTTGAAGCCGTAAAGTTCGTGTGTGTCCGTTTCCACAGGATACCAAAGTTCGGCTACCTCGGTAGTGCTGTAAAGGCTTCGCGCTACCCTGCGGTTAAGCGTGCCTTCCTTGACATCGTAGAAAACGCGCTTTATAGCGTTCAAAAGTGCCTTTTCCTTCTCGTCTGTCGGGTTGGCGTTGTAAGCTACCGGGTTGCCAAACGTGAAGGCTACCGCGCGTTTTGTGATGAGCTTCTGCATACCTAACGCTATACGCGCTACCTTCTCAATTCTAAAGCCTTGTTCGGTCGTTTCCTCTACGTTGGGGTTGATGTTCTTTACCTCGCCGTACTCGTCGCTGTCCTTATCCACTACTACCAACTTATCCGGGCGTTTTAGTGGGTCGTTGATGTCGTGCAGCTTGGGGTCGTACTGCGCGGCGTACTGAATGGTATTCGGTTCGGGCGTGGTGCGTCCGTTCCTCAACTCGTTTATAGCTCCCGTAATCTCGCCTTCGCCTTTGGCTACCTTGGCTAAAAGTTCTTCTATTGTCATAATCGCTCTTTGTTATGTTATGGAAATATGTTGCTTAACTTCTGCGGCTTTCCGCTTCGCTTCTCTATTGTTCCCGTCAAAGCGTCGGGCGCGTCATCGTGGGCGTTCTTACCTACCTTCTTGTACTGCGTTATATCTTGGTGGAACTTCGGGTATAGGTGTTCCCAGCCTTTTGGAAAGTAGGTTAGGTTCTGCACCTCTGCCGAATGGTTAAAGATACGTTCATCCTTGTTTAGCGTTTGATGAAACCACGTTACGGCGGTCTTGCTGTTGCCCAATAGTCGGCACTGCTTTTCAACGTTACGCGCAAAGCCGCGCCCCCCGTTGTTGCTCTCTACTATCGCCTTTTCCACTCCGTGCCGCGTGAGGAGCCGTGCTGTTTCCGGCTCCGTCGTTTCCATCGGTGCTTGGGTATAGTAAACGTCAAGTACGAAATTTCCTATTTCCGTTTCAACGTAGACAATAGTACAAAGGAAGTCCGCGCCCGTGTCTGCCGTGTCGGTGTATGACTTAATAACGTGCTTCTTCGTTATGGGCAGTACTTCGTAGGTCTTGAACTCACGTTCGTACATAAGTCCCGTTAATGGCTTCGGGTTCTGCATGTACTGCGTATCGAATACCCACGGGTTTTTATCTTTCAATTCGTGAAGCTCTTGCAGCGTGTGTTTGAACTCCCAAAGCGGTACTTCTTCGCCTTTCTCGTCTATCTCAATGACAGGAAGGCTTAATACTTCCCATTCGTCCGGCTCTAACTTTTGAAGGTAGCCGCAAAGGTCATCTTCGTCCAAACGCTGCATAATGATTATAATTGGCGTTTTGCGGCTATTCACGCGGTTGCGTATGGTCGTTTCAAACTTTTGGTTTACCTTGTCGCGTACTAACGCGCTTCGGGCATCGTCCGGCTTAATCGGGTCGTCTATGACTATCGCGCCGCCGAAGGCTTCACTTCCTACCGTTGCAAGTTCTTCTACCTCGGCGGCTAACTCTTCTTCGTCCTCCTTATCAACCAAACCAGCACCAAAGCCCGTTACCTGTCCGGCTGAACTCACGGCGTAAAGTCCGCCGCCTTCCGTAGTCCACCATTTGCGCGTGTTCACGCTGGTAGGCATCGTTCCCGGAAACAAACGGCGGTAGCTGCTTTCGCGTAAAATCTCCTGCACTCCTCGCGAGTTGTCGCGTGCCAAATCATCGGAATACGAAAGATGTATAAACTTTGCCTTCGGGTTTATAGCTAACCCCATCGCTATGAAGTTCTTAACGGCTAACTCCGTCTTTCCATAACGTGGGGCTATGTTGATAATAAGGCGCGTAGACTGACCGCGAAAAACCCTATCTAAGGCTTCCGCTATCTTAACGTGATGCTTGCCTACGACAAACTTACGTTTGTACTTCTCCTTGAAGAAGTAGCGCGTAAAGTTTAGCGTTCCTTGCAGCGTCCACGTCTTTATAATATCTATGTCCCTTATATCCTCCACGTTTTAGTATTCCTTTTGTAGGTTCTCTAACAATTCCTTTGCTTCCTCCTTGGTAAGTGTCCGCGCTGGCATGAAGTCCGCGCCGTCCTTGCCCGTTATCTCCATGCGCTGTGTCGGCTTGCCGTGCTGACGTTCGCGCAGTTTGTCTAACGTTGTTGTCTTGCCGTTCTTCATGTCTGAAAGTACGGCTATCGCCAGCCCTTTGGGGTATGCTGGCGCGTCGCTCCACTTGGCTAATACCTTCAAATCCTCTGCGGAAAGCGTAAGTATTACCGCTTCCCATTCGTTTATCTCGGCTGCTGTCAAGCAATAGAATTTCTTTGCCTTCGCCTTGCTGCCGAATATCTTAACGAGGTTGTCGGGTACGCGGTTCTTCGGTCGCCCTTTCGGGTTGCCGCTCTGTCCGGGCTTGAATTGGTATTGCTCAATATCTTTAGCTGCCATCTGTGCTGTTATTTTTTGTTTTCGTTGCTGTTCTCTGTTTCGTTGGCACAATTACCCAAATACTGCGCTTTCTCGCCCGTGTACTCCTCCCAACGTTTAATAATTACGTCTATATAGCAGGGGTCTAACTCAATGGAATAGCAAACGCGCCCTAACTGCTCCGCAGCCATTAGCGTGCTGCCGCTTCCTCCGAATAGGTCTAACACAACTTCGCCCGGTCGCGTGCTGTTGCGTATAAGTCGCCCCATGAGCTTTAACGGCTTCATCGTCGGGTGGTCTGCGCTTCTTAGCGGTTTGTCCTCGCGTATGACTGTGGAAGGAAGGGCGCAAACCTTCTGTAACAACTCCTTCAGCTCGGCTTTCGTCATGCTGTCGAAGTCGGGCGTTTCGTCCTCAAATACGGTGCGCTGGCTGCGGTTGTCTATAAAATAGTGTCCGGCTCCCGGCTTCCAACCGTAACAGCAGGGTTCGTGCTGCCATTGGTAGTCCTGCCTTCCTAAAACTATATTGTTCTTTACCCAGATGAGCATCTGCTTTAACTCCCAGCCTACGTTCTTTATCGCGGTCTTGAAGTTAAGCCCTTCCGTTCCTGCGTGCCAAATGTAAAACGCGCCGCCTTGCTTTAGGTGGCGGTTCGCATTGCTGAAAGCTGCCGTTAGAAACTCTTGAAACTGGCTATCTTCCATTTTGTCATTGGCGATGTCCTTCTGTATGCGGTTGCCCTTGTCTGCCGCGTTTAACGCTTCGTTCTTGCTGGAATAGTCCACGTTATAGGGTGGGTCTGTCAGCAACAAATCTACTTTGCTATCGCCTACAAGCAAGTCCACTACGTCGGCGTTGGTGCTGTCTGCACAGATAAGGCGGTGTTTGCCCAAAGCGTAAATGTCGCCTAACTTCGCGGTCGGCTTGGCTGGCATGTGCTCATCTACGCTAAAGTCGTCTTCTTGCGCTTCCTCCTCGGTGCTTACCTTCTCCAACTCCGGCACGTCCACTCCCCACAGCGTAAGGTCGGACGCATCCCACTCGTTAGCCAAATCTTCAAAATTCCACTCACCAAAGCCGCTATTATCCTTTATGACAATAGCGCGTAACTTTTCGGGCGGCGTGCTTTCGGGCAGGAACTTTACAATAGCTTCGGTATAGCCCAATTCTTTTAAGGCTCGGTAGCGCATGTTGCCGCCGATGATGATGTTCTTGCCGTTGTACTTGTAAAGTAGTATTTCGCGAAGTCCCAACATTTCCGGGTCTTCCTCTATGCTGCGTTTAAGAAGGGTAAATTTGCCGTCTTGAATACTGCGAGGGTTCTTCGGTACTCCCGGTATCTGCCCTTTGTTGGGCGTGATGCTTGAAAGTGTTACTACCTCGCTTTGCACCATGTCGGCTGTGTTCGCCTTCCTTTCGGGAGCTGCGCTCTTGCTGGTGTCTTTTTTCTTTGCCATAACCTTTGCTTTGAAGGAAAACCGCGCTTTAGGTACTCACGCCTTGCGCGGCTCTCGTCGTTAGTTGCTAAAATGGGGCTTCCTCTCCCGATGGCATTGACCACGGTAGGACGGTTCTACGGCTTGCCGCCGTACTTGCGGAAATCTTGCTACCTCCGCTTCTGCTCTCGCTTCCACTTGCCATAATGTTTCGTTTTTAATCGTTAAACCTTTTCTTTACTAACTCACTCCATAAGGAAGTGCCGCGTATTGGCTTCCTTATTGTTGCGTACTTCTCCACGATGCGGCTAAAATGTTCGTCGTAGAAGTCGTATAATTCGGGGTTCTCCTCTATTGTGAACTGCTCTATATTGCCACTACTGCGTAAGTTCGCGCTTCCGTGAATGACTATCTTACGCCCTCCGAGCGTTTCAAACTGCGCGGTTTTTGTGTGAACTGATGCTACTGAAAGCTGGAACTTATTGCCGAAATCAAGTTTACGGTATATGTAGGGGATAAGGCTTCTTATCTCGTTGCCCCAAAAGTAAACGCTTACTACGAGGTTCAATTCGTCTATATACCCGTTTGCAAGAAGATTGTAAAGGCTATCTACGTTATTCTGACTTAGTGATAGCGTGCTTATAGTCATCTTCCTGCACTTGGCGTTATTGCCAACTATATACGCTTCTATGAAATCGCCGAATATGAAGTTACCGCTAACAAACACGTCGGCGCGTTCTCCAAAGCCTAAACGCAGTTCCTGCGCCAACTTTACCGCGTTGTCGTATAGAACGTAATCGCTTTTCAAGTCGTAAACCTTCGGCTTGGTATAGCGTGTTTCCTCGTCGTAGCCGTCGTTCAACACATCGAACAGCGACAAATCCAAATCGGGTATTTCTATATTCCCGAAATCGCTAACGTGAAGGTCGCTTTTGTCTGCCTGTATTCTTTTCTTTCGTGCCATGTCGTTGTCGTTTAATTAAAAAGGGCGCGGTTTGGTCGCCGCGCCCTTCCGCTCCGGCTGTTGCCGTTGCTCTTCAGCTATATGATGCTTTCTGCAAAGCCAAACTTAAAAGTAAACCAACATAATGAAGGCTTGCACCAACAAAGAAAGGACTACAGAAAACGCTATGAACATAAACGCGCCTACTACCGTGTACGCGAAATCTGCAAATTCGGGCGTTCCCTTCTTGGTTATATAGTCGCGTGCTTCCTTTCCTGCTCCTGCTATGGTTGCTGCTATTAAGCCTATAACGTAGCCAAACAACAGGCTTACTATGGCGCAAATCGCGAAGCCAGCCGCGAGGTGCTTCTTCTTGTCGGTCGTTATGCGGCTAACAAAGCCCCTTACCTTTTCTTTGAATGTCTGAATACTCATGCTTATAAAATTTTATGCAAAGATAAAGGGTTAAACGTATTAGCTTGATACGTTTAACCCTAAAACACTTCGCCAACACTTCGCCTATTACCGCTTTTTCGGTTGTAGGTAGTTGGTTACTTCGTTCCTAAACTCGTCAAAGCTGCGTATAACGGTGTATTTGTTTCCTGCCGTTTCCGCTGCCTTCTGCCATGCCTTTTGCGTGTCCTGCTGTCTGCCCGTCTGTGTCTTGAACTCCAAACAAAGCGAAGCGTAGCCACTTGAAGGAATAAGCAGGATAACGTCGGCTACTCCTGCCGTTACTCCCTCTGCTTTCATGATGCTGGCTTCGCGCTTGTTTCTCGCTCCTCCGTTTGGTACTGCAAAACAAAGCAGGGCGTACTGTGGGTATTGAAGTCTAAACCAACGTAGGCAGCTACGCTGTATTTGGCTTTCTTCGTGCTTTGGCTTGGCTTTCTCTGCCTTCGCGTTAGCTATCGCCTTTAACTCCTCAAACGTCATGGCTATCTTATTTGTTCGCCCGGCTTAAGCGGTCGCCAGCAGTCCGTGCGGTCGATCTGCCTTGTTTCGCCGTTGTACTTGTATTCTGTACACAATTCCCAACGGTGGAGCATGGTATTGAAGCAGTAAAGCCTTACTTCTCGGTCTTTGTGCTGTCTTGCCCGTCCTCTCGCTATGGTGTGGGCTTGCGACATCGTTAGCTCCATGCGCTCCGGCTCGTAGTCCGTTCCGCTGATTGGTATCTTGAAGTTATGTATTTCGTTCATCGCTCTTGCTGTTATGTTGTGTAAAAGCCATCGCCGAATAGTGAAGGCTGGTTCTTGCGTTCCTCCTCCGCTAATACGGCTTCTACTCGCTTAATCTCGTCGTCTATCTCGCGTTCCAGCCGTTTGGAAGTCTGCAAATACGCTGAACTACGAAACTTGAAGTAGTCTTTTTGCGCCTTGCGCATGGCTACTACCTTGTCGTAAAATTCTTTATGGTTCATGGCGTTATACTTGCAATCTGTTTGCCGCCACGGAACAAAGCCGCGCTATAAACTACGTCTTTAGCTGGTGCGTCGCGGTATGGCTCTACGTCCTTATCCGTTACAGGCTTGCCGTTGCGGTAAATCGTGAAGCTAATACTTTTGCAAAGTTTGCCCGTTATCTTAGGCTTTGCGTTGCTTGGAAGTTCGGCTATAAAATCTTGTATAGATGATTTTAGCGTATCGAAGATTAAGCCTTCCGTAATCTGTACTTTATATTTCAATTCCATAAGCGTGGCTTAAAATGGTAAATCGTCGTTCTTTTCGCTCGCTGGTGCTGCCGTTGCTCCGTATGGAGGTTGCGCTGGCTGTGCTTGTGGCTGTGCCGTTGCTGTCGGCTGTTGTGCGCTGGCGTTTCCGTCTGTCTGCGTCTTGCTGCCGCCGCTAAGTAGCTGCAATTCCCGGACGTGGCAGTTAATGCCCACTTGTGCGCCGTTGGCGTTCGTGAAAATCTTTGTAGAAAGGTCGCCACGGATGAAAACTTGTGTACCCTTCTTTAGGTAGGTTGCTAACGCTCCTTCGCCTAACTTCAGACAACTTACCCACGTTGTACGGCTTACTACCGTGCCGTTCGCGTCCTTGTGGCGGTCTGATGCTGCCACGTTGAAGGAAATGTAACGCTTCCCGTTGAACTCCTTAATTTCTGCGTCGTTTCCTAAGAAACCGCATGTTTCCATTACTAACATAATCGTTTGTTTTAATTGGTTATTTTTATGTTTACTGCTTCAAATAGCTAAAAATATGCTTTATTACTTCCACCGTCCACCCGTTACCGAGCATCTTGTAGGTCTGCGTTTCTGAACACTGCCAAACGTACCACGATGGAATAGTTTGTAGGCGGCTGCACTCTAACGGGGTTAAGCGGCGTATAATTTTACCCCCCCCGAATACGTTTATAGTGTTACCTGCGTGTCCGTGCATTAACGCCGGGCTTTTGCCCTCTGTGTCGTAAATGCGGTTTTGCTGGTATGGCTGTTGCCCTGCGCTCTCCTTGCTTTGGTTAAGCTGCCTTACTCCGTTACGCTCTACGACTAAGTTGTTTTGCTCCCATGCATTAGCGGTTAAAGTTGGGGCTTTACCCTCGATGAAACCGCCTTTGTTTTCTCCGCGTGGTCGCTGGTATATTCCATACTGTGGAACTTGCACCAAATCGCGCATCATCTTGCCGCCTACGGTTAGGCTACAACTCTTGTTTTGTGGCTTGCGTATGTCTATGCCGAAACCGTTGCCTTTTTCCTTCTGCCTTTGTAGGTGCTGGAGCATGTTGTTTATAACCTTTTCGCTTAGGTAGTATTTCGTATCTACTTCCGTTTCTAAGATGTCCTTTAATAGCAGCCCTTTGTCCTTTGGCTGTGGAATATCCGTATAGACTTCGCTAAACAGCCCTTCGGTGCGTGTCCGTATGTTCGTCCAATATAAGCGGATGCGGTTCTGTGCGCTGACCAAAGAACTATTTATACAAACTGGGAATAACCCCAATTCGTTTGTTATAACCATTTCGTATTCTTTGCGCATCCTCACGTTTTCAAGCATGAATTTTATGTTAGGGTTCTTCGCCCTCAACTCCTTCAGTATTCTGACGTATTCAAAGAATAGCTTACTTCGTGGGTCTTTGAAATTAAGTTGTTTGCCTGCAAAACTGAAACCTTGGCACGGCGAGCCGCCTACAAGCAAATCAATTTTAGGAAGGGCGTACCCATCCACTTGGGTAACGTCCCCCAACTGTATGGTATCGGGAAAATTGAGCCGCGTCTGCGCTATCGCGTATTTGTCTATTTCGGAAGCAAAGTATTTATCTACCTTTATCCCCAATTCTTTTAACGCAATTCTCGCGCATGACATCCCGTCAAAAAGGCTTAGTACGTTTATATAGCTGAATGTTCGTTTATATCGTTATATCCGTCGGCGTGCTCAGTTTCTCGCTTAGAAGTGTGGCTACCTTCTCGGCGGCTGCTCTGAACTCCCGGTTATACTTGTATTCTGTATCGTAATTCCGCAAATAGTAACTTATCGTACTTTTGTCGTGGTTCGTTTCCTCGGCTATGCGGTGCGTGTATTCTCCGCGCTTCTTGCAATGGTGCGCGTATATCATCCGGGCGTAGACGTGCCAACGGTTACGGCTGTCCTCCGCTATCGTCTTGAAGTTTACACCCATCGCCGTAATAATGGCGGCTTTTATGTCGCGGTGCTTTGGCGTTCGCTCGTACTCAACTATCAGCCCCAAACCTTCCGCTATATCGTGTTCTATGGTCGCGCCTATACTCTGTTCCCAATTTGAAAGCATGTATATAGCGTTGCAATCAAGCAACAGCCGTATATCTACTTTCATCTGTTCTTTCCAATGTGACGCCACAACGTGGCGAAGTGGGTTTACAACATCGAAGCCCTGCGCGGTAAGGAGTTCTTCTGCCTTGCCAAACCTCGCGGCGTACTCCGAAGGCTGTAACCCCGTTATCTTGCCACTTATGTAGTACTTTATCTTTCCCATGTACTGTTGCTTGTTATTTTCTGTATTTTTGCCTTTTAAGGCGTTCTTCTCGTTTCCGCGTTCACTTTATCGCCTTGCGTGTTGAAATGCCGACAAACACGCTTATTTGCACCCCTGCGCTACTTCTGTGCGTTTGGTTCCGCAGGTATTGTCGGCAAAGTTTCAAGTCTTGGGCGGTAGCTCTTGTTTTCAAAGCCTATCAAGTCGAACATTTCTATAAACCTGTCGGCTATTCGCTCACCGTATCGCTTTTCTATATCCTCGTCGCCTATCAAGTTGGAGGTTATTATCGTGAATAGCTGGTTATCGTAGCGGTAGTAAAGCAAATCTACCAACGGACTAACCTCGTTACCCCAAACTTTTAGGCTTGCTGGTTCTATACCTACGTCGTCAATGTAGAGCAGTTCGGTAGTTTTCATTCGGTTTAGAAGGTCTTGCTTCTCGCCCCTTGCCGCTTCTGTTAGTGATGAAGCTGGAATAACTACTACGCCCTTGCGCTCGTTCATGTATGGGCTATCGTATAAAAGCCCTATAAGCTGCGCTATTGCCTTGGCTAACGTGGTTTTTCCGTTTCCCGGCTCTCCGTAAAGGAATAACCCCGGCTTCGGGCTTGCGCCCAACAGCCAACGGGCGGCGCGTCTGATGTGGTCTATCGTGGCTTCGTCCCTCTTTAGAACGTGTCCGCGCTTCTCCACTTGGTAGCGGTAACACTCGTATAGCATGTTCGGTATATCCTCCGTGTACTTATCTACCTTAAATCGTGCTGCGGAGGTGCTTTTTCTTCTTAGGAGTTTCGCAAACGCCGTTAAATCTATCCTTTGCGGCTGCTGTGTCTGCTGGTTGCTTTTGCTTTCTGCCATCTTCTTTAAGTTTTAAGTTATACCTTACCCGTAATTGGTTCACTAAGTGCCGCGCCTTGTCGCTGTAATCTTGGTGTCGTGCCTTGGTCAGCCGCCACTCGGCTACAACCTCTTCGGCTTCCTTGCGTAGTGCTTCGGGCGTTGTGTGTAGCTGCATGCAAATAACCTCAATGTTTGAACGGTTGGTTTCCTTGAAGAACTCGTTTAAGAAGGCTTCGTAATCTTCTGCTTCGCTTTCTTCTTCCTGCGCTCCGTCCTCGCTCTCTCGCGTGTGCGCGTTATCAACATCAACAACAGTATTATTATCTGATATTGATATAGATATAAGGTCGTTTTTGCTTGTTTCGCTTTGTTCCGTATCTTCGTCAAGTTGTTCTAAGTTGTCTTTGCTTGTTCCAACTTGTTTTACCTTGTTTTTAGTTGTTTTGGGTTGTTTTTCTTCGCAGTCTTTTCCTTTTTTGGCGTTGCTGTTTCCTTTTGGTGCACCGCCTTTCTTACCGCGTTCTACATAGCTTTCGTATCTCTTTACGTTGAAGTCTATTTGCGGTTTGAAGGAAAGGAAAAGAGCAAGTATAATAGGGTCGGCTTCGTCTGCTGGCTCTTCCCTGTCGAAAGCGTATGCGTAAACCATTTGCGAAACTTTCTTATATGTTTCGGCTGGTAATACGGCTAACGCTTCTATTATGTTGCGGAACATTACTATACTATCTTGACTCATATAACTGATGCTTTAATAGGGACGCGCCCCGAAGGTCGCGCCCCGGCTTGTAGTTACTTACTCTTATACCTCCTGTTCTCTGTATGCCAAACAAAAGGCTTTATCTACAATGGCGTTGCAAGCGAATGGCGAAGCCGAAAGGATGGAAAGGTCTATAACCTTGCGTTCGTCCCCGTCGCGTTCTGTGCGCTCCTTTACCTTGTCGTTTATCCACGCTGTTATAACCACTTTCGCGGTATCTACGTCTTTCGTGCGTACAATGAAGTCGTAGGGCTTCTTTTCGGGTTCTTCCTCATTCTCGGTGCTTATCGCTACTTCGGCTTCAACCTTGTAGTACTTGGTATCGTCGCGCGTTTCCTCGCCGTTGTCGGGTTCTGCGCCTTCCTCGTTTGCTCCCTCCTTGGCTTCTACGGACTTGCGTAGGCGGTCGTTAAGAATAACTACGTTATCCATCAGCTTTATGTCCGTTATGTCGAACGAATTTCTAAAGTTAAGTTCGATGTAGTCCGTCGCTACCTCTATCGCCTTTGCCGCGTCTTGCGCTTGCAGTATGAAGGTACGGCGTTTCGTTCCAATTCTCGCGCTTACCTTGAACGGGTATAACCCGGTACGCTGGTTTGGTGCTGCTAATCTGCGCTGGTTGCTTACCTCTACGTCCTTTATCTCCTCTGCTTGGATGCTAAAGTTTATTTGCTGCGCTAAATCATCGTCTATGTAGCTGCCGCGTTCAAACAGGATTTCGTTACGCTCAATGGTTACAACCTCGCCCGTACTCTCGTCTATAAAATCTTCGTTCCACGTCTTTAGCACGTTGGAAACTAAGAATTTCCCCACGATCCGGCGAATGTCTGACGTTCTAAAACGTACTTCGTCTTTTCTCGTCTGTGTGTTTTCGGGCTGTATCATATCTTCTCAATTAAAATTTGTGCGTAAAGGTCGGTAAATGTGCGCCCGGCGTAGCGTGCCGTTTCGCGGTCGTGGAAGCAAAGCCGAGAGCCGACGTACGCACGCGTAGTCGTAGCCGCGTGATACGCATCCGCGCACGAAAGCCCGGCAGACGCGCCGGAAGTGCCTTCTGTTTGAACCTCGCTTACCTCAATGTAGAACCACGGGTAAAACTTGCATTCGTTGGTATCTGCCCAGTTGGGTTTCCAACCTTCGTTAAGTGCTTCGGTTATGGTTTCAAGCTGGCGGCGTGCTATCTCGTCCGGGCGGAAGCCCTGCGCCTTCATGCTGTCCTCATCCATCGGCTCAATGCCCAAAACCTTGCAAGCGTCGGCGTAGCTCTTTACGCGGTTTGTGATGTCCTCGTACTCACGTTCTTCTATGCGGAAGTTGAAAACGCTAACGCTATCTTCTTCCACCATTTCCATTACTTTCTCCTGCGCGTCTGCTTTGCTGTCGTAACGTCCTACAAGTGTTTCGTTACCGCCGTTTTTTACAAATAGAAAAATCTTCTTCATGTCGTTGTCGTTTATTTGAATGTTAGAAAATGCTTCCTTCTTGGGGCTTGTGCGCGTCCTCAAAGAGGATGCATCTTTGTCTTGCTATGGCTAAACGTACTTCCTTAATGGCGTTCTCGCGTCCTAATAGGCTTTCTTCGTAGTCTAAAAGTTCCGTTTCATTCTCCGCTAAGAAGTAGCCGCCCGACGTTGCTATTAGTCCGGGTAAAATGTCCGTTGTGCGAATGTGGTTTATTAGCTTACGGCATCGCGCTTCGTCTATCTTGTACCCTGCAATACTCAACCGCATAACTATCGTTCGGTTGGTTACTGCGTTCTTCTTGCCTTGCTTGGTCTTTAGTCCTTGCAATATGACGGGCAGCAGTACGTTCTCTTCGTACTCGCTTAGTGGCTGCGTTTGTTGGTCAAATCCTTTTATCATGACTAAAACGGGCTTTTGTTGAACTCGATTTTTAATCCGGGCTTCGCGGTATATACCGTTTTGTGCGTTTCCCTCTGTATGCTTTCACGGAAAGCCGTAGGGTTGCCGTTACCTTCGCTTATATGGATTAGTACGATGTTGTTTACCGCTGTTAGGTCGTTTGCCTTCAATGCGTCCAAACAAGTATAGTAGCTTAGATGGCTTCTTCGTACTCGCTCCTGCAAAGCTGCTGGAATGTCGCCGCTTTCAACTCTCCGCGCTAATATCTCCGGGTCGTAGTTGCATTCTATCAGAATGTTGTTTAACCCCTTGAACTTGCACGGCAAATAGAATGTATCGGTAGCGAATAAAACGCCCCCGGTTTCCTCGTGCCAAATGTAAAAACCGAGCGGTTCTGCCGCGTCGTGCTTTGTCGCGAATGGAATAACCCGAAAGTTGCCCAACGTAAGCGGAAGGTAGCCGTTTCCGTCCTCCGTCTGCTGTATGGCTGTGGGTTTCCAACTTGTGCGTATCTTGGCGTTCTCTATCGTGCCTTGTGAAGCGTAAACAGGTAGGGCGTACTTTAAGAACTCGTTTATTCGCCCTGCGTGGTCGCCGTGTTCGTGGGTTATCAGACAGCCTACTACCTTGTTTACTTGACCTTCCAAAGCTGCCAGCACTTGCTTGAATGGCTTTCCGGCTTCGAGCAGGAGGGCTTCGCGTTCGTTCTGCAAAACGTATGCGTTACCCTCACTGCTTGACCCGATAACGGTTAGCTCCATCTTAGAAGGCTGGTTTGTTTGCGTTGTACGTTGTGGCTGCTGGCTGTGCCGTTGGCTGCACTGGTATCGGCTGCGGTTGCTGTGGTGCTGGCTGTGGCTGAACTACTGCCGCCGCGTTGGGGTCTATGCCAATAGTCGCGCCCGTGTTGGCTTCCTGCCTAATCTCCACGGCTACCGCATCTACTACTTGGGTGCTGGTTTCGTCGCCGTCCCCGAAGTCTGACCCCGTTATATACTCGTAGAGTGCCTTCTTCGCCTTGCGCTCTGCCTTGCCGCGTATTTGGTCGTTGCTGCTGTAATCGTTCTTCACTACCGACACGTTAAGCGTAAAGGAGTTTTTCTCGCCGTTGTGTGAAAAACTAATTTTGCATGCAAGCTCCGCGTACTGTGGGTTTTGGCTTTTGTCCTGCCCAATCTCAATAACGTAGCGTACCCCCAACTTTTTAAGAAGGGCGGTATAGCCTTCCTTTGTCGGGTACATTCTTTCGGCGAGGATGTTGAATTGGTTGCCCGTTGGAAGCAAACCAATAATAACCGCGTCGATGATGCAGTCGCGTACTACGTCCCGGCTGTAAAGCGGCTTAACGTTACCGCGTTTGTCGGGCTTGCCCGTGCGGTCTGTCATGAAGCCTATTTTTGTGTTCATGAGGGGCATGAAAACTTTGTCCATTACCTCCTCTGTCAATGCTTCGCGAAGAAGGGTTACTACTCCTACGGCGTTGAAAGCTGCCGCTACGTTGCCAACTATCTCTAACGTTGTCGCTTCTTGGCAAGCTAAAGCGAACTTTTCTTTAGCGGCTTCGATGGTCGCTGGTAATCTTGTACACATGGCTTTTATCTGTTTGTTACTGTAAAATCTTCTGTTGAAACTACCAACTTTACAAGCTGGCTGTTTACCGGGATAAACTCGTTCACGCTTTCGGCGTTGTCTATGAATATCGGTGCGCTTACTCCGTGGAAGGCGCAAAGGGTGTTTATCACGTCCAGCCCTGCGTTTACCTTCCCTGCTGTGTTCTTGTCGGCGTACCTTACACCGTCTATGTAGCAAACGCAGTCGGGTACTTGCTTCGCGTCCTCTATCTGCGTGCGGTACATCTTGAACTGAACACGGCTAAACAAAGCGTTTACGCGGCGTTCTACCTCGTTCATCCTTGCCGTCGTGAACTCGTCTATAAGCGTTTCTTCTTTCTGAAGGTCGGCTTTCTCCTGCGCCAACTTTGCGGCTTCCTCGCGAAGTTTCGCTACCTCCGCGTTGTTGGTTTCTATGGTCGTGCGTACTCCGAGAAAACGTTCCACGTCTTTAAGCTGCGCGGTTATACTCTCTTTGCGCTGGCGTAGCTCTGCCGTGTTGCTCGCGCTGGTTGTGTCAGCGGTTGGAAGCTGCGCGGTAAGGCTTGTAATCTCGCCTTGTAGCTTTACCCACTCGGGCAGCGTTTCGGGCTTGATGTCCGGCTCTGTGCTTACTCTTGGGCTTTCTGCAAGTGTCTTGTTAAGAAGGGCGCGGCGGTTGGCTATGTCTTTCGTTTCCGCGCTGTGCTTCGCTTCCAACGTTGCAAGCTCGCCGTTAAGTCGGCTTATCTCGGCTTCCTGCTGCTCTATCTGCGTAGTTAGCCCCTTGCCTTTCTCGTTGATGGTGTTAAGGCGTTTTTCCTTATCCTCGCCAAACTTTACCCTTGCGGCTTCGCGGTTCTCGTTGTAAGCTGCCTTCGCTTCCTCGTCCTTGCAGCAGATGTTGAACAAAGGACAAACGAGGTTTTCTGCTTCTCCGCTGAACTCTTCGGCGTTCACCTTGTACCAACTTTCGCGTAATGCGTCCTGTTGGCTCTTGGTTTCGTCCGTGTAACGCTGTACTTGCTGGATGCGTGTCTGTATTCTTGCCTTGTCGCTGGAATAAGCGGTTTCTACACTTCTTGCTTGCGCGTCCAATGTCTGCATATCACGGGCAGCGTTATTGTAGGCTTCGTTCGTCTTGTAAGCTTGGTTACGCGCTGCTTCCTTGGCTTCAAAGAATACTTTTTGCAGGGCGGTCTTGCGCTCGTTGATTTGCTGCTGTATCTTTGCCGCGTTCTCGTAGGCTATGCGGTTGGCTTCTGCTACCGACGATGCCGCTGTGTCAATTTCTGAAAGCTCGCCTTCCAAACGTGCTTTGTTGGCTTCCAAAGCTGCGTAGTCGGGTGCTGTCGGTGTTACTCTCGTTATTGCGTCTATGGCTGTGGGTATCTTCTCCAGCCTGTCGCTTATCTTGTTTTTCTGTACCGCTACTTCGCGCTTGTAGTCCTCCAGTGTCTTGCCTGTCACTCTTGCAAGAAGGGCGGCAAACTCGGCGTTATCTTTCGCTACGTCGGCTTCGCTTACGTCCCCTGCTATCTGTAAGAGCATTTCGCGCTGTGCCTTCCAATGAAGGGTAAGGAAATAGTAAGGGTCGGTTATTACCTTAAACACTGCTTCGGGGATGATGTCGTTAATACGCTTGTCGTACTCTGCCTTTGTTTTCAATGGCACGCCGTTACAGAAGTAGTCGGTATGGTGTCCTTTCAGTACGCGCTCCGTTTCGCCGTTTGGTACTTTCCATTCCTCAACCAATACGCGGCGGAACTCCACGGTATCAACCGCGCCCGTTTCGGTGTCTATTACCTCAAACATTCCGCTTACTTCGTGTTCAAGGTCTGGAATAAAGTTGCCGTTAGCGTCGTTGGTCTTGATGCCAAACTTGCTATCGGTGTTGCCCTCGCTGTCTTTGCCCCACAGGAGCCAGCTGAAAGCGTCCTTAATGGTTGTCTTACCCGTGCCGTTGCGTCCGCTGATGGTAGTCGCGTCCTCGCTGAACTCTACCGTTACGTTGCGTAAGCCCTTGAAGTTGCAAAGGGTCAAACGCTTAATTTTTACTTGCTTGCTCATATAGCTTTGTTGTTATGGTTATTTGTCGTTTTTGTTACTTCCTGCTAATTGTAGTGCCTTTTCCGCATCGATGATTATCAATGAGCCGCACTGTGTTATAGCTTCGTCCAACTTGCCGGACTGCTTTAGGCGTGATGCGGTTGTTTTGCTGCACCCTAACAAGTTCATCAAGCCTTTAAGTCCGTAAACGTACCGCCGCTTCTCGTTGTCCTTGGGTGTCGTTCCGCTTAGAACTTGCCTTACTCGCGTTTCCACTACGTCTAAGAAATCGCCTACCGTAAGGTCTATTACTCGCGTGTTGTCGTTAATCTTCATATTGCTGTCCTCCTTCAGTTATTCTTCGTTGTCCTTAATGTCGGGTAGCACATTAGCACAAACCCAAAGCGAAGCGCAAAAGTTGGCTACAATCAAGACTACCGCCCAAAATGGTATAGTGTCCATATCCACTGTCAAACCGCAAATAGCTACGCTTGCCCAAATAATGAGCAGCTTGTCGTACCACTTTAACGGGCGTTTCCACTTTATGCCGAAAATTCTATATAACTCGTTCATAACTCAAAAGTTTAGGAAGTTTATACTATCATCGCTTTCGCTGCCGCGTCTTGCCGCCCTCACTACTCGCGTTATCCTTGCACGTCTGCCAACTCTGAAAATATCATCGAAGCTGGTTAGTTCGCGTGGAACAAACGCTATAAGAAGAACTACCGCTATGAAGGCGCGTTTTAATGGGTCTAAGCTGACGGGTACACCGCACTTTGTGCAAAACCACCAAACGCACAATTCCGTAGCCTTTTGGATGCCTATCTTGGCGTAAATGTTCCGGGCTGTGTTCTCTATGGTTCGCGTTGAAACAAATAGTTTGTCGGCTACCTCCTTCTTGCTTGCGCCCCATGCCAATAGTTCGGCTATTTGGCTTTCGCGTTTGCTTAGTTTTGCGTTCAGTTTCATGCGCCCCAAATGTTTTTAGTAACGCCGAAACGGTTAAACACTCCTTCTACAGCTTCCGCCTGTGTTACCTTCGGTTCGATAGCCCCAATACGGTAGGCGTAGAAGCTGTTACGGTTGTTGATGCCTAAAGCCTTCTTCAACTCCTCTACGACTGTCTTGTAGTCGCCCATCTTCACTTGCTTTAAGCCGCTGTTAAAACCCTGCTGTTTGCCTTTCGGCTTATTCTCTGTTAATACCATGACTTATAAAATTTAGAAGTTAATAATTTGTGCGCGGTTAGTGGTTCGCCCACCACACGCCCGAAGCGTACCGCGCTTGCGGTTCTGTTTCCTGCTGTCACCGGTTTATAGCCTTCACGAAAGGGATACTTTCTCCGTTGGCTTCTCTATTGTGAAATGTGGCATTTCGTATTATTGTGATACGTTATAAGGTATTAAAGCCCTTACCCGTCCAGCCCTTCTTCTTGCTTAGCCACTCGTCCCGACGCTTACGGCATGATTCTAAGTCGTTCCCGATGCAGCTGAATAGCTCGCCGTCAGTATGGCGGTAATCGTATTGCATACGGTGGTAGACTTTTCTACCGAGCCTTGTTGTGAAGAACTCAAAGTTTTCACTTCCTGCGGCGCAAACGCTGCACCCTCTTTCGTCGTTCATCTTTGTTGCCATGTCTGTATCTCCTTTATTTGTTGTAGAATGTTATTCTTAAACCTCGTCTTAGCTTACAGCAGCAGCTGTCGTTGTTGAAGGAAGCCTTTATAGCGCGTGTTACGAACTTGTCCGCCAAATCTTCGCCAATCAAAGCAAGTAGACCGGAAACACCTACTAAAGTGTTTATACGCTTGCCTTCTGAGTTAATTCCGCTTGCCTTTATAAGGAAGTTGCGGTTAATTGTTTTACTTGAATGTACCATATAGCTTTATTTTTAATTCAAAATTAGCGTGTTTTTGCTATTGCAAGCTGCTCGGAAATTTTGTACCTTTGCACTTGTATTATTAACACGTTGCAAAGATAGATATTAAGCATACAATATGCAAATAAAAAGCATACAAAATGTTTGTCTAAGCAAAGCTTTAACAAAAAGATACAATTATGGACGAGGAAAATACCGTAAAGTCGCGCCTAAAGACGTTTGTCGCTTACTTAAATATGAGTGAACGCGAATTTTGCCGTACAATCGGCGTGGGTTCTGCTTATATTGCAAGTATCAAGAAATCAATTAAGGCAGACAAATTGGAAGCAATAAGCAGACAATACCCCGAACTTAACCCCGTTTGGCTTATACGTGGCGAAGGCGAAATGTTACAACGTAGAAACAATAATAGTACACAATCGGAACAAATGGCAAATATCGCGCCTTCTGAAATGCTTTATAAACTGCTGGAAGATGCAAAAGAGGAAAAGGCGCGTTTGCTTTCTATAATCGAAAGCCAACAGCGTACCATTGAAACGCTTGCCGAATTGACTAAAAAAGCCAATGCCCAAACGGGCGCAGCTGCCGGATGTGCCGCTGCCGGTTAGTATTCGGGCGTAAAGTTGAACTTTGGTAAATGCTCTAATACATTATAATAGAGGTATATAGAATAAACAGGCGTTGTATTATGGTGATACGTCAAAATACACAGAAACGCCCTTTGGGGCGCGTTTTTTCGTTAAGGTAGACAACTATTCCATTTTCACGCAAAACGCGCTTAAATCAAAAATTTTACAGAAATAACTATACGGCTATGGTGGAAATTGAAGTAGATAAGTATTATAGCAATCGCGGTTACTATCCTTATATGACCGCACAAGTATTCGACGCGCTGGAAGCTGCCTACCTTTCGGGGGCTGCTACTGCGCTTGTGCCGGAAACGGACTACTATGTTATGGTATCTAATATAAACGCTTCACTATGCAAAGGACAAACAGCGACGCGGTAAACCGCCGTTTCTTTATTGCTATTGACGCGCTTGTTACTTACAAGTTGGTTAGCTCGTTAAGTGGCTTTTGTGTCCTGCACGGGTTAAGCCCATCACGCTACCGGGAAATGCGCCGCCAATTTGGACTAACACCAAAGGAAGGCTATACGGCGCGTTATCGTAATATGGAAATTGAAACGCTTAGTATATTGGTAGCCAATTATCCAATATCCGCGCTTTGGCTCTTGACAGGGCGCGGCAATATGCTTACAAAGAAAATATGAAGTTTTCTATAAAGATAGGTTTGCACGTTAAACGTACCGCTAAAGAAACGGACGCTACGGAAGAAGTACCCATTAGGCTGCGCGTAAGCTGGGCTTCTCTCCGTGTTGATATCCGTTCCGGGTATGTTATCGCCCCATCCAAATGGGACGATATGAACTCTTGCGTTCGTCTTGGGGCAAAGAATAGCTATAAGCAGACTTCGGGCGAAATCAATAGGGCGTTAATCAATCTGTCTGCAAAGGTGGAGGAGGTGCTTGCTCGCTTTGAAATGGAAAACAAACGTTCGCCCACTACTGCCGAATTTAAGGCGGCGTTTAATGAAGCGGTAGGACGTGCAAAGCCAAAGGAAGAAACGGAAGCAAACGAAGTTAATGGGTTCTTCGATGTCTTTGACCTCTTTACAAAAGAAATGGGGGTTACTAATAATTGGTCTAAGGCTACCTATACTAAGTTTGCAAGTATTAAACAGCACTTGCTAAAGTTCTGCTCGTCGCTCTCTCTGTCGGACTTCTCTAAGGCTGACTTTGCGGCGTTCGTTTCTTACCTCCAAACGGAAGAGAACCAACTTAACACAACGGTAGCCAAAAACGTAGGCTTTTTGCGCTGGTTCTTGCGCTGGGCTGCTTCCAACGGCTACTATAATGGCGCGGCACATCTTCAGTACCGCCCACGTTTTAAGGGGCTGGACTGTAAGGAGGTTATTTATCTAAGCTGGGAAGAACTGCAGCACTTCCTTAAATTCAAGTTTCCGAAAAACAAACCTTCGCTTTCGTCTGTGCGCGATGTGTTCTGCTTCTGCTGCTTTACCGGGCTTCGCTACTCTGATGTTGCCCGTCTGCGTCTGTCTGACGTTAAGCGCGAAGCAAAGCCGCCGTACATCTCTATCGTAACAAAAAAAACTACGGCGCGGCTACATATAGAACTTAATAAGTACGCGCTATCAATACTTGACAAATACAAGGACTTGGAACTACCAAAGGGCAGGGCGTTGCCTGTTATTAGTAACGTGAAGATGAACGAACACTTACACGAAGCCGCCGAAATCGCCGGGCTTGACGAGCCTATAAGGGTCGTTTCGTATCATGGTAGCGTGCGGACTGAGGAAATAGTGGAAAAATACGCGCTTCTGACCACTCACGCCGGAAGGCGTACTTTTATAGTAAACGCGCTTAGGCTGGGTATTCCTGCACCCGTTATAATGGAATGGACGGGACACAGCGACTATAAAGCCATGAAGCCGTATATTAAAATCGTGGACGCGGCGAAGGTTGAAAACATGGATAAGTTCAATTCTTATGGCGAGGATGAAAAATAGCGTACCCGAAAAAGTACCCGTTTTCTGCTTTAATGTTTGGAACTATCGGTTTCAAATGGTATTCACGAATATATAAAAAACGTAGCCAACTACTTATAAATGAATATAGTTGGCTACGTTTGGTTACAAAGATGTTAGAGCCTCTCTCTCCGCACAGAGTCCTGTAAATCGCAAGATTTACAGGACTTTTTTTCGTACGCTCGGCATGAGCATTGTCTAACGGGTGAAAGTGGCTCAGTGGAAATTTAGTGGGGATAAGCATAAATCTTTGCAAGTCTATACAGAAAGAACTTTTCATCAACGATACC